AGGAGAAAGGTTAGTTTTTTCATTGTGAGTTGGATTAAGGATTAAATAATAAGGATTAAATAAGATTACTTCCTTGAGTAATGCCTATTAAACTTCCAAGTGCTAATATGTCTTCTGAAGTACATTTATTATCTATTTGAATAGATAAAGTGGCAGAAGTAATTTTCTTTTCTGCTATTGTACAAAGAGTATTAGGTAGTTTGTTTAGTGTTTCTACTACTGCATCTAAACTATTAAGGTTTACAAGACCTATTTGGTATTTTATTACTTGCATAATATGTTGGATTAAAGATTAAATAATAAGGTAAAGGAGGCCTTAGCCTCCTATAAGCTGGTTACTCTATCTTTAAAAGACAAGTATTCTTGTTCTTTTACAGCAAGTCTAGCTTTAAGCTCAGCGTTAATAGAATCTCTAATAGATAAAAGAGTTTCACTGTTCATACATAAATCAACAACAGCTATTTCTTTAACAGATTCTATTATACCTAATTTAGCATTAGGACTAATAGTTTCAAGATTCATTAATTCAGCTAATTCTTTTTCTGTTAAGTTGCTAGCTCTTAACAGTTTATTAACTCTTACATACATAGGAATAAAGATTAAGATTAAGATTAAATATAAGGACTGATTACCCTTATTGTACCGTAATGCAGGTTGAAGCAAACCCTTTATATTAAAGGGATAAATCACAGCTTATAGCTGATGAATAGCAATGGACTACCTATTCTGAGTGTTTTGTACAGCACTGAATTACACGTCATTTATTCCTACTCTAACTATGGATAGTGCACATAGGGAGATTATATTTAAGATTTCTGCAGTTCTTAAATACACGGTAAATTTGAAATAAAGCTATTAAACTATATGATGTTGATATACACAAAGTTAAAAATGTGCTTATTTTGGTGTGTAGAGTGTTAACCCGCATCACCATTGGGTTTTCTTTGTTTAGGATAACTAAATAAAAGAAAAAAAGAGGTAGAGTCAAGGTGTGATTTACGTAGTAAATCAACTGTTGACTGCAAGTATTAGTGAGGGTATTGCACAAGGGCTGAATTAGAATAAAAAAGAGGGCCTAAGCCCTCTTGATTATAGGTTAACAGAGATACCTGCTGAAGCCACAAAGTTGTATTTGCCTAAGCTTTCCAACTCAATGTTCATGGCTGTAACATTCACATACTCTCCCTTTTCAACCAGAGTAAGCTCTGCTTTGAATTTCTGAGGAAGAGCATCAGGATTAGATATACCACGGATAGAGTCTTTGAACACAAAGAATGTTCCTTTATCCGTAGTAATCATCAGTTTCTTAGGGTCTTTGTAGCCTACCACAGCTCTGACCTCTACAGGTACAGTCTCAATGTTAGCAGTTGAACCCTTAATTTGACCCTGAAGTTTGTCTAATAATGACATAATAAGTTTGAGCACGTATTATAAGCCTTGCAATCAGCAGTTAGGTTGGACACAATCTATTATAGATTGCTAATGATTTGTGAGGGTCTTGAACCTGACACCTTGCTGAACAGAACAAAGCCTTGGCTCTGAAGACTGAAGATAGCAAAGAAGCCTTCCCTCAAAAGGTTTCCTCAATGCTTGATAGCAAAGAGGATAGATAAGTTATTAAATAGTCCCGAAGATTGTTTTATTCTATAAACAACCAGGAGGGGTATTATACTTACCAAATATTAGCGGGGGTTTCACCCCCGCACCTTTACACATTCATAATTTTTAAAAAATTTTAGGAAAAAATTTTTAGCTAATAACCAATGTTTAAATTTAATTCTTAACTTTGCTAAATATTAATCTGAAATATCTATGGAATTAAATGCTCATCTTATTCAAGAATTAAAGTTAAAAAGTGCTCCTGATTTAAAGAATAATCTTCCTTTATACCCTACAGTTAGAAGGGTAGAAGAAGGTAAGAGCATTGTGTTTAAGACTTTAGTAAGAAAAAGACATGAAGGAATTTACTATTTGACTCCTATGGAATTTAAAGCAAACACTGAAGCTAAGGCTATACATGGATTACACTCTAGTGTGTATAAATATTTGATGCTAGGAGTGCACAATTTCTTAGATATTAAGGATGAAGATCAAACTAATGAAGTAATAAGACTTAAAATTCTAAAGTAATGGAAGAAAATACACAATCCTCATCCCCAGCTTCTTTTTATCCAGAGATAGAAGGTAAATGTATACCTGAGTTCACTGTAGTATCAGGACAATTTTTAATTAGAATGTACATCTCTGCAAAATACCAAGAACAGCTTTGGCAATGGGTAGAAGATGAAATTGACCCTAATGCAGTACCTCCTAAAGAAGTGTCAGATTTAAAAGATGCATGGAGAAAAGAAGCTGAATTATTATATCCAGATAAAGGAGACTATAAAGTGAGGCTTTTAGATGAAGAAGGGGACCCAGTAGTAATAGGTTCAGATGTAGAGTTTATAGGAGTAGGTAGTTCAGAGGGTACTCCTACTGTATGTAGATTGTATAAATTAGATTTAAGTGGAGTATCTCCTGCAGAAGGGATAACTTATAGTTATTTAGATTGTGAGACAAGAGAATCTTTAAAGTTTAAAGGGATTGTGGGAGATATAATAGAAACAGAATTTTGTAGTGTAAAAGGATTTTTTACTTCTTCTATAGGAACAGTGACAGATTTAGGAGAGTGTCCGGAATAATAAATAAACAAATATGAAAATAATTCAAAAGGGAATTTTAGGATTAAGAGGAGCAGAGTATTATACTTATCATTTAAGTATAATTAATCCTTTTTTACCTGTAGAACTGACTCCAAAAGAGAGAGAAGTTCTTGGGACATTTATGGCTTTCAAAGGAGAGCTGGCTGAGAAAGATAGATTTGGTACCACATTTAGAAAGGAAGTAAAGAAGATGCTATCCATGTCTGATGGTGGGCTATCTAATCACCTTTCTTCTCTTAGGAGTAAAGGTGCAATTAGAGAAAATTTGAAAGGAATTTTGGAAATTGTAGAAATACTTTTACCAGAAGAGAAACAACAAAATTATCAGTTTAAAATAGTACAAGAATCATGAGATTGCAACATGCTGATTTAGTAGCAGAGTACTATGAGTCTATAAAAGATAAGTATCCTGACTTAACATTAAAGCAGTGTAATGAGATTGTATCTGCTTCTTTTATAGAAGCAAGAAAAGGGATTGAATCAGGAGAATTTCCTACTATTAGATTAAAGTATTTTGGTACTTTTGTAGCTTATCCTAAAAGAGTAGCTTCAATATTAAGAGGATATGAGGTAATGTTTAAAGAACATAGAATCACTCCTTTTAATTTCTTTAAAAAGAAAGAAATGTTAGAAAAATATCTAAATAAGTTCAAAGATGAAAAAAATAAGAAACTTAAGTTGGAGTAATGTAAAGGCATACATCCAGGGACATCTGAGAGAAAAGCTATACTACAGTCAAAAGTGGAATTGGCTAATGCCTTTGCATATTTATGAGCAAATTAGTTATAGATTGTTTGTAATGAATCCAGAATGTTACTCTAATGGAGAATGTGTGCACTGTGGCTGCACAACACCTGCTCTTCAAATGGCTGACAAGACTTGTGAAGGGTTATGTTATCCTATTATGTTAGATGCAACAGATTGGCATATTTACAAAAGAGAGTACAATATTGAATTTAGATATTGGAATTCTTCTAAACCAAGAGAGTTTGAACTAAGAATTTCCCATCATAAAAAGAAATAGTATGGAAGATTGGGACAAAGTAATTCATGATTTTGGAACTATTAAAGCAGGAGCTAAAGTTAGATGTGCTTTTAAGTTTATTTCTAAAGATAAAGAAATAGTGAATCTTTTTACTACTTGTGGCTGTACAAAAGCTGAGTATAATAAAAAGAAGAAAACTGTAGAAGTGACTTATACTAGTAAAGGTTTTCCTCCTCAAGTCACTGCTCCTGTACAATATGTGTCTCAATACATTCATGTAAATTATACAGATGGCACTACAGAAGTGTTAAGTTTAAAAGGTAAAAAAATAAGAAGATGAAAACAACAATTACAGATTATCTGAGGTTAGCAAAGGCTACCCCTACAGTAGAAAAAGAATTTGAATATTTTAAAGAGCATATCTTTAATAGGACTTTAGTATGGGAAGGAGTTCCTAATCCTAAGACAGGAGGAAACTTACATAATGTAAAAGGGGATTCTGGAGGTTGGACTTTATGGGGGATTGCATACAATCATAATTCAGGTATGTTTAAAAGCTTTGATGATTTTAAAGATACTACTTATGAAGAAGCTGCAGCTTTAGCTTACACTAAGTACTACAGAGCTATTAATGCTTTTATCCTTCCTTTAGAAGCTAGGCTTATGTACTTTGATATGGCTTATAATATGGGACCTTTAAGAGCTATAAAAATTATGCAAAAGTGTGCAGGAGTGGAAGGTGATGGAATCATTGGGCCTGCAACTAGAGAGAAAATGCAGTATGTAACTGAAGAATGTTTATACAATGCTAGAAACACTTTCTACAATAATTTGGTAAAAGTAAATAAGACTTTAGGTAAGTTTTTAAAAGGGTGGTTAAACAGATCAACTGCAATTTTTAAAGTATGATAGTAACTGAAAGTTTAGAAATACCTATTTATGGCAGAAGATTACACATTATTATTTCAGGAGATTTTATTAAAGATTATCCTGAAATAAATAAAAAGTTTAATCAAGAGTTTACTCAAGAAGATAATGTATTAGGAATGTCCCAAGGAAGAACTGGACACTCTTTAATAATTATTAATGTAGGTAGACACAGGACAAATTTTCCAAAGACTGAAGTTGAGATTGAAATTGCAGACACTATTGGACATGAATGTGTACATACTTGTAATAGGTTGTTTAGCAATATAGGAGCTACATTAGATCAAGATAATGATGAGCCTCAAGCTTACTTAGTAGGTTGGTTAATTAAACAAGTTACAAAAAATTATCTAAAATTTAAAGCACAAGAGGATGTCAAAAAAATATAGAATGTACATTGGAAGTTACTTAGTTAGCTTTCAAATAGGAGTAAACATTATTGGTTTACCTGATTTTCATTATCACACAAAAATAGTTTCTAAATCTATTACAGAAGTAGATGCTAAAAAACAAGGATTATTATGAGTTTATTATTTACAGTAGAGAGCAAAGTAGTTTCTCCAACAACAGAAAGCCTTCTTATTTTTCCATTTAGAGATATATGGGAAAGAGATGATTCTAAGGATAAAAGATATGCTATAGAAGACTTATCTTACATTGAGTTTATGGCTTCTATACAAAAATCTAATCCTTACTCAGGGTATCCGGAGCATGAAAGACCTAATAAGATTATTAAAGATATAATCACTAGGGCTGAATGGGACCAGAATGACCAATTACTTCTTGCTGGAATAGATAAGTTGAAACAGTTTCAAGCAGAAGCTTCAGTGACTTATAATTATTACATGGCTGCCAAGAGTGCAGCAGAAAAAATGCAGTTGTTCTTTACTACATTTAGTATGTCTGATGTAAACTTAAGAACAGGTGCTCCAATCTTTAAACCTAAAGATATTACTTCAGCTTTAAATGATACTTCTAGAGTACTTGAAAACCTTAATACTCTTAGAGAAAAAGTTGATAATGAGATATTTGAGGAGGTTAAAAAGAAAGGACAAAAAATAGTAAGTCCATTTGCAGACCCAAGTAGTTTAAAATAATTGTTTATCTTTACATTAAAATTAATACCAATGGCAGACTTAGAAAAAATATTAGGAGGAGGAAATAAAACTATGCCAGTTAAAGGCACAGGTAGAGTATCAATAGCTCAGCTTTTATTTAAAGCTAGAACAGATGCTCATTTAACTCATTTAAAACAAGCTGATAAAACTTTAGCTAGACATAATGCTATGTCAATGTTTTATGAAGGAATATTAGATTTAACAGATGGTTACATAGAATCTTCTATGGGAATTGTACCTGGATTTAGTATAGATACAGTACCTGCTTCTGCAGTTATTGCTGACCCTGTAGCTTATTTTAAAGACTTGTATAATCAGATTGAAAATAGTAGAACAGATATTAAAGAGTCTTTTTTACAGAATCAAGTAGATACTGTGCAAGAACTTATTGCTAATACTCTTTACAAATTACAATTCATTACTACATAATATATGAGCCAATTAAACTCAGTAAGAAACCCTGATGGGATTTGGATTAATACAGAAGTATTCAGAGAAGAAGCTAGAAAGTTTCAGAAGTATGGTGCATACTGTCTAGATCCTTGGGGCTCTCCTGATTGGTTCAGTTATTGGCAAGAACAAAGAAATAGGATTATTAATGGTTACTCTGTAGGTGGAGTAAAGGTTACAGGGGACCATTATTTCTATTTAAACTTTTGTCCTATTTTAAAAGTAGAAGATACTACTTCTAAAAAATCTTCTAAGATTACTGACTTTCCTGACTTTTGGGATGGAGATTACAATTACTTTTGGGCAAGAGAAATTGCCTTTAATGGTATTGTTGATGGTTTAGGAGTACAGACAGAATTTGAAGAAACTTGCAGAGTCTATGCTAAGACTAGCACTGAAGCTGAGGCTCAGAAAAAAGCCTTAGAAGAATTGTTTAAAGGTCTTCAATTAGAGGTTAGAATAGAAGGAGATTACCTAAAAGGAGGTTATAATCTTATTGTAGGTAAATCCAGAAGAAAGGGTTACTCTTATAAGAATGCTGCTATTGCTGTTAAGAATTACTTGTGCTATCCTAGAGCCCTTACTATTTTTGCTGCTTATGAAAAGAAATTCCTTTATCCTAAAGGGATTTATACAATGGCATCTAACTACTTGAACTTTATCAATGCTAATACAGCTTGGGTTTATCCTAAAGATGTTGTAGATAAAATGGATCACGTTAAGGCTTCTACTATTGAATACAGAAATGGGGTAAAAGTTGAGACAGGTTTCTTATCAGAAATCATGGCTCTAACCTTTAAAGATAATGCAGATGCTGCAAGGGGTAAAGATGCCAGAGATGTAATCTTTGAAGAATCTGGAGCCTTTGGTACTCCAGGTCTTTTAAAATCTTCTTACAAAGCAACTGAAGACTGTGTAATGGCAGGGGACATTAAAACAGGTATGATTACTGTGTTTGGTACTTCAGGAGATATGGAAGGAGGAACTGCAGATTACTCTGAGATGCACTCTAATCCTCTTAGGTTTGGTATGATGCCATTTCAAAACATTTGGGATGAAGATTCCTCTGATATGAAGTGTGGTTTCTTCCACCCTATTAACTGGAATATGGAAGGTTACTATGATATTCAAGGTAACTCAGATAGAGAAGGAGCCAAGCAAGTAGAGCTTGCCAATAGAAAAGTATTATTAGATAATGGAGCTACTTCTGCTGATATTCAACAGAGGATGCAAGAGAAACCATTGGGTCCTTTTGAAGCCTTTGGTATGGTTTCTACAAATAACTTCCCTGTTCTTGAACTTAAAAGACAACTAGAGATTGTCAAAGCTAAGAACTTGCACATGATTATGGGCACTCCTGTTAAGTTATTCTATGACTATGAACACAAAAAAGTTAAAGCAGAGCCTATTCTTGATGGCACTGCCAATGTAATATACAGACAAAAACCAGACAACACCTCTCTAGAAGGATGCCCTGTTATTTATGAGTACCCTGCTGAGGTTCCTCAAAGGGGTGCTTATAAGATAGGGTATGACCCTTACAGACAAGCACAAGGAACTTCCTTAGCTGCAATACTAGTTTACAAGTCTGTAATTATTGGAGAAAGAACTAAGAGAATAATTGTAGCAGAATATGTGGGAAGACCTGGAGAAGCAGATGATGTAAACTACATTGGTAGGTTATTTGCTGAGCTTTACAATACTACTATCATGCATGAGAATGAGGTAACCCATGTAAAAGATTACTTCAGAAGAAGAAAACAATTACATTACCTTGCCTATCAACCTGATGAAGTTATCAAAAAGAATGTAAAAAATTCTAGGGTAAACAGGTTATATGGATGCCACATGAATGACCAACTTAAAGATGCAGGAGAAAAATATATTAAATCTTGGCTACTTGATGTACAAGATTTTGATGATGAAGGTTTTCCAATCAGAGCTTTAGACCAAATTTATTCTATTGGATTGTTGGAAGAACTAATTGGCTATAATAGAAAAGGAAATTTTGACAGAGTTATGGCTCTTATGCAAGTAATGTTTCAAGACCAGGAAGACTTACATGGTAAAGAATATGAGCCTAAATCTAAGGGAAATGCTAAAGCAAAACAGCTTTTAGATTTAATGGGAAGTATGTATCAGAAAAATAACAATAAAAACTTAGCCAAACAATTAAATTAATTATTACTTTTGTAGATACTTTTATCCTAATAAAAAATGAATCAACCAGTTATACCATCAAAATCTTACTCTACTGAGAGACTCAGTAAGAGGGAAAAAGAAGAACATAATTTTCTTTGGTACAGAGAAAAGATTGACATGTATGATACTAAAGCCAATTTTTTATCTATTGGTTATGGGGGAGTCAATGAATATAAAAGGATGAGAGTAAACTATGATTTGTTTAATAACATAGTTGATTTATCTGACTTTGCTTATGTAGCTACTCCTTATGGTGCAGACCAAGGAGAGATGCCAGCTCAAATGGTAAACAGAGATATCTGTTCTTATAGAGTAAAAGCTTTGATTGGTATGGAAATGAAAAGACCTTTTGGGTACAGAATCATTGCTACTAATAAAGAAGCTTCTAACAGAAAAGTAGAAGAAGAAACTAATAGAATTAAAGAGTATGTAGTTCAATCTATAATGGCTCCTATTAGACAACAAAAGGAAGCTGAGTACCAAGCTCAGATGAAAGGGAGAGAACTTACTGAACAAGAGATGCAACAAATTCAGCAACAAATGGAAGCTGAAATAGAGCAGTTAACTCCTGATAAAGTAAGAGCTTACATGAAAAGGGACCACAGAGATCCTGCTGAGGTACAAGGACAACAGTTATTAAATTCTCTAATTAAAAAATTAGATATAAGAAAGAAATTTAATAATGGTTGGAAACATGGTCTTATCTCTGCTTATGAAGTTTATTGGTTAGGAATTGTTAATGGAGAGCCTGCAATGAAAGTTGTAAACCCTGTTAGATTTTCTTGTGATAAAGCTTCAGACCTTGACTACATAGAACAAGGTGAATGGGCTGCAGCAGAATACAGAATGCATCCTTCTCAAATTGTACAAGTCTTTGACCTTACTGATAAAGAAATAGATACTGTTTGGAAAAACTATAATCACCACATTACTCAGAGAGTACATGACAATTTATTTAATTTTGATGAGTATCTAACTTATGAAGATAAAAACTCAATTAGAGTTCTTCACTGTGTATTCAAAGGATTAAGAAAAGTAGGTTGGTTAGATTACCTTGATGAAGATGGGGTTCTTCAAACTAAATTTATGGTAGATGAATCTTATAGACTTAATAAAGATATAGGAGACATTAAAATAGAGTGGGAATGGATTCCTGAAGTTTATGAAGGTTATAAAATAGGTACTTCTATCTATAAAGAAATGAGACCTGTTCCAGGACAGTTTAAAGATCCGGATAACATTTATAAATGTAATTTACCTTACTATGGTGCTATCTATGATAATACCAATTCTCAGCCTACATCTGTAATGGATAGGATGAAAGTGTATCAATACTATTACAACATAGTAATGTATAGACTTGAGTTACTATTAGCTTCAGATAAAGGAAAGAAAATCTTAATGAACATTAATGCTGTTCCTACTGATTCAGGAATAGATTTAGCTAAATGGCAATACTTCTTTGAGTCTACTCCTTTTATGTGGTACAACCCTGATGAAGAGGGAATGAACCAAAGTGATGTAAACACTATTGCTAAGACTTTAGACCTTTCATTAGCTTCTGATATTAATAAGTATATACAACTTGCTGACTACTTAGAACAAAAATGTGGTAAGTCTGTAGGTATCACTGACCCTGTTTTAGGGCAGACTTCAGTATCTGAAAGAGTTACAAATAACCAACAAAATCTAGTACAGACTTCACACATGTTGGAGCCTTATTTTGATTTACATAATACTATTAAAAAGAATGTCCTTCAAGGATTACTTGATTTAGCCAAGGTAGCTTACTCTACTTCTGACAAGAAATTTATTACTTATGTATTAGATGATATGTCTTTAGAGTTACTACAGATGGATGTTAACCTATTAGAAGAAAGTACTTTAGGCTTATTTATGGAAGACTCTTCTATGTCAGAAGAAATTAAACAGACTATTCAACAACTTGCCCATGCTGCTATGCAGAATCAAAAAATTGAATTATCTGATGTCCTTAAAGTTATTAAACAAGATTCTATACAAGAAGCTGAAGAAGCCTTATTAGTGTCTGAAGAATTAAGAGCTGAAAGAGAACAAGCTAGTGCTCAAGCTCAAGAAAAAGCTAAAGCAGATATGCAACAAAAAGCTCAAGATTGGGAAAGAGAAAAATTACAAATAGAACATGATAATACTATTGCAGAGATAGATGCTAAAGGTAATTGGGATATTCAGAAACAAGCTATGCTTTCTATGGGCTTTGACCCTAATAAAGATCAAGATGAAGATGGAGTTTCTGATGTACTTGAAGTAGCAAGATATGGAGTTGATGCTGAAATTCAAAGGTCAAAAGAAGCTAGAGAGAATAGAAAACTAGACTTTGAGATATCTGATGCTAAAGAGAAAAACAGATTAAAAGAGAAAGAGATAGCTAAAAAATCAGCTAGCTCTAAATAAAAGCTATTACATTCTAAATAAAAAGTTTTTATTTTTAAATGTAATATATTAAACAACAATAATTAAATTTGTCACAATTATGAGTGGAACAGAGCAAACCATTGATCAATTTGGAGGTTGGGAACAAGCTTCTCAACAACATGATTTTTTTGGAGAAACTAATTTAGTAGATGAGGTTATTACTACAGTAGAAAAAGATGATGTAGTAGACCCTGCTAAAGCAGAAGCTGAAAAAGAAGCAAAAGTTAAAGAGGAAGAAGAAGAAAAATTACTAGATGAGCAGTTCAAAGAATTTTCTGCTGGTAAAACAACTTCAACTGAAGAAGAGCCTAACAAAGAAGGCAACACTAAATCAGTAGCAACTAATGTAAGTCCTAAGACTACTTTAGCTTTTTTGAAAGAGAAAGGTCTTGTAGATTATGAGTTAGAAGAAGGAGCTGAATTAACTGATGAAGAGGCTGAGAATATCTTAGAAGATTCTTGGGAGGCTTCCTTAGAAAAAGAATTAGAAGCTACTATTAAAGACTTACCTGATGAGTTAAAGCAACTTATTAAGTTTGCCAATAAAGGAGGAGATGTAGGAGAATTGTTAGGTAAAATGGTTCAACATGCAACTTCAGGTCTTAATAAAAGTAGTGATATAAACAATGAAGATGTTCAAGTTCTTGCAGTCACTATGGACTTAAGAGCACAAGGGCATGACCAAGAGTATATTGATGCTCAGATTGAGTTCTTAAAAGAGAAAGATAAACTTGAAGGAATAGCTAAAAAATCTTTTGATAAGATTGTAGCTGCTCAAGAAGAGGAAGCTTCTCAAGAAGTAGAGAAACAAAAGCAATTTGCAGAAAGCAGAAAGAAAGCTGCTAGAGAGTATAAAACAAACATTACTACTCATATTAATAGTTTGGAAGAAGCTGGAGGATTACCTTTATCTAAACAAGATAAAACTGTTCTTCCTACTTATATTTCAGAACCAACTGTAGAATTACAAGATGGTAGAGTAGTAAGTGAGATGCAAGCAGATTTGTTTAAAGTAATGGCTGATAAAGATAAGATTGTCTTATTAGCTAAACTTTTAAAAACAGATTTTGACTTTAGTGCCATAGAAAGAAAGAAACAAACTCAGGCAGCTAGAGGAATTAAAGAAGAAATTCAAAGGGCAGATAAAACTGTCAGAGTAGGAAATAGTGGAGGAAATGGTTCCTCTGTAAAAAGAAACCTAGCAGATTTGTTAGGAGATTAAATAATTATTAACTAAAACTAAATTAAAAATGGCTACATTAGGAAGCAAGCTTCTTGTAAAAGAAATGGAGTGGAATGCCAACATGACAGAACAGTCTCATTTAGGAGCTGCTCTTATTGCAAAACCACACCGTATTTTAGGAGAAATGGACAAGTTGTTCTCAGCTCAGAATTACTATTCTGATAATCCAATGTCTTCTTTATTAATGGGTAACTCTAAAACAGAGGAAACTATTGGTAATACAGAATGGGAATGGGAATTGAAAGGTGCAAACACTAGACCTCTAGTTGTTGTAGAAAATGTTGAAGCTGTGGGTAATACTACTCCAGGTAAATTCAAAAAAACATTTAAAATTAAACTTGATGAGAACTGGTACTTACCAGGGGATGTTCTTAGCCCAGGTACTTCTAACAAGAAATACCAAGTAAGAATCCAAAATCAAGGTGTTAAAGATGGAGACGGAACTGTCTATGTTGTAAGAATGAATTCAGATGATCCACAAGCTTTTATGCCTGTGAAATATTTGAAACCAGGTCAACAATGGGGTAAATTATTCTCTCAATATGAAGAGGCTGCAGAACAATCAGGTTCAACTGTATTCAGTTTACCTATTGCTTTCAGAAACAGAATGTCTAAATACCGTAAAGAATACAGAATTACTGACTATGCTTCTACTGAAGTTTTAGCTGTAGCTATTCCTGATTCTAAAGGTGCTTATCATAATTCATGGATGCGTTATGCTGAAGTAGAGTTTTGGCAACAATGGTATAGAGAGGTAGAAAGAGGATATTGGTATTCAAGATCTGCTGATACTGTATTAGGTGCTAATGGTAGACCTGTAAGAATGGGTCCTGGTATTCAAGAGCAATTAGAAGATTCTCATATCCACAGATATTCTCAATTATCTGCTAAGTTAATTGAAGAGTACTTACAAGATATTTTCTACTCAAGAGTTAAACCAGGTCAAGGAAGACAAGTTAAAGGATTTACAGGAGAGTATGGTATGTTACAATTCCATAGAGCTATCCAAGATTGGCAAAATAAATCAGGTTTCATTAAAAATGTTGAAGTGTATACTAACAAAGTTACAAGTTCAGTTCACACTAATGCATTGGAAGCTGGTTACCAATTTGTAAAATATAACATGGCTAATGGTGCTAGTTTAGAGTTAATCCACAATCCTCTTTATGATGATAGAGAATTAAACTTTGAAATTGATGAGGTAACTGGATTCCCAGTAGAATCTCAAAGAATCACTTTCTTAGATTTCTCAGGAGAAGCTAAAAATAGCAACATCAAAATCATGAACAAGAAAGATGGTTTTGCATTCACTTATGTTGAAGGTATGTATGGTCCTTATGGTCCTAAAAATGGAGGTAGCTCTGCTCACTCTGGTGCATACTATGAAATGCATGTTGAGAAGTCTTGTGGTATCCATATCCATGACATCACTAAGTGTGGAGAATTAATCTTATCTCGTAACTAAGATTTATATAAAACTACTAATAAGCTCCTGTAACAAGGAGCTTTTGGTGGTAAAAGAGATAACTAAATTTTATTATTATGGCAAAAAAAGTAAAAGATGATGGTAAGATAAAAGGATCATCTAATCTTCCAGAGAGACCTCCTGTTCAAGTACCTTTACCTAAAAGTATAACAGAAGTTTCTAAAGAAACAAAAGCTTATGCTGGCATTTTAAAAAGTGGAATGTCTAAAAAATAAGCAGTAATTAACTAAGTTCATTAATTTAAAGAGAAAAAATTATGTCAGTAAAAGTAGAGGTAAGACCTATTGAGTCAAAAAGATGGCACAACAAAACCGGTTCAGAGTCTTTCACAAGACCAAAGAAAATCCAAGCCTTAATAGATAGTAGTACAATGAAGTATGCTACAGGATTAAGTGATGAAGATGTAAAAGCATTGATTAAGAAAGGAGTTAAATATGATTTATCAGATCATTTTGTAGAAGGTACTCCACATGCTTTTTGGGATTCTAGTATGGCTGTAATCAAATTAGAAAACAATACAATGTTTTTTGATATGGATAATGCTCTAGAATTTATCAAAGTAAGAGTAATGAAAGCAAGTAAGTTTGTAGCTAATTCATTAGCAGAATATGAACAAGGTATTTGGCCAGAAGCTACTCATGTTATCTTTGATGAAGCAGAACAAGCTCAAGTATTAGCTTCTAAAGTAGAAGAAAAAAATAGAGCTATTATTGAAGCTTCTAAATTAAGTTTAGAAAGAAAGGTTCAATTAATCCTAGTATTAGGAGGTAAAAATATGAAAAATCAATCTGCAGACTTTGTAGCTGTAGAATTAGATAAAATTATTACAAAGAGTCCATCTGACTTTTTAAGATTCTTGAATATGGATAAGAAACAAGTAGCAGCTCATGCTCTAGTTTTAGAAGCTCTTCAAAAATCAGTATTAAGAAAAGAGGGTCAAAGAATATTCCACATGGATTCTCCATTAGGAATTGATGAAATTGAAGTTGCTGAATATCTTTCAAAAGAAGAGAATCAGGACATTAAGCTTTTAATATTGTCTAAAATTAACAACTAAGAGTAATGACAACTAGGGAGATGCACTATGACTTCAAAAGGAAGTTTAATAAAGTTGATAGCCAAAAGAACAGAAACTTTCTTGTTCCGGAGATTGACTTGCTTTTAAATGAAGCTGCAGAACTTTTTGTAAAAAGAGTTGCTACTCCTAAAGCTCAAAATGGTCTTGGATTTGAATCTAGTCAGAGAATAATTGAAGACATTAGAACTATAGTTGTTCCTGGTTCTTGGTTACCAGTTACAAATAACTTGATAGCATTGCCTTCTGATTACTTATATTTTGTAAGAGGTAGAGTAAAGCTTTCAAAAAATAATTGCAAATCTCAAGAAGGTGTTCTCTATATCAGAGAACACAGAGATTTGTTTGAAGAAAGTTCTTTTTATAATGGAAACTTTGAATGGAGAGAAGTTAATGGAATTTACAATAATCAAGGTATTCAATCTTTTACAGATGGTACTTTTACTATTGATGAAGCTAAGATAACTTATATCCGTAAAATGGTTTACTTTCATAATGCACAAGATTTTGGAACAGGTTCTTATAATAACTTAGCTACAGGAGCTGCTTTAACAGGTACTGTACAATGTGAATTACCTGAACATGTTCATAGAGAAATTGTAGATATAGCAGTGATGCTAGCAGCAAGTGAAGTGCAAACTTCAGACTTACAAGTTAAAATAGGTAAGTTAGGTTTAAATCAAATTGTTTAACTAAAAATTAAAAAGTCATGAGTAATCGTAACAATGATGTTTTTAGAGTATTACCTATAACAAGTACTACTCTTTTACCTACAACTGCAGGAAACTCTGTAGAAACTTTAGCTGTAGGTCAATTAGGTATTTTTGATGCTGCTACAAATGCAGCAGTAAATGCTTCCACTTCTCCTCTACCAAAAGAATTTTTCTTTGCAGTAGGTGTGGATAAAAATGGAGATAGTGTAGTTGATGACTACAGATTTTCTGCAGGTCAGAAAATTCAAAAAGGAAATATTGTAGGCTACACTGAAAAAGCTTATAATGCAGGAGCTCCTATGATTGTGACTGTAGGTAACTACAAGACTCAATGTGAAACTGAGTATGGTATTAGAGTAGAATTCCGTAATTCTAGAATTAGTAGAATCCAAGGATTCAATCAATTCAGTAAAGCATATATGGTTACAACTCCATGTTGTGATGATTGTGCTGAAGGATGTGGTTCTGCAGATGCTAATAACTTAACTCTTTTGTTAGTTAATGCTGTTAACATTGATGATGCAAATTTATTAGTTGCTCAAGCTGTTGCAAGACAAGCTGTAACTACTGCTACTCATGGTACTTCAGTTAACTATGCTACAGGTGCTGTAATGACTGCTGCTGATGTGCAAGCTTTAATTACATTTAACCTTACTGCAGTAGCTGCTGATCAAGTTTTCACAGATGTAAAATTAACTAGTGTGCCTTTATCTATTGGTACTTACTGTCAAGTTAATTTAGGTTACCACAAATTATTAGAGACAGTTTTAATTGTTTCTTTAATTGAAGGTTTCTCATGCTCAGGTGCAACTACTGTTAATCAGTATCCTACTTATGCAGAAGGAACAGGAGCTAATATTCAACAAAAAGAATATCATGCTTCAGGTTGGAATGGTTCTGGACCTTACAAGTTATCTCAAGTAACTGGTACTGCAAAAGGAAACATTGAGTACTTAGCTGTTAAGTCAACTAATTATGACCAAGTTATTCTTGAGCATAATATGTCTTCAGAGTCAGGCTGGAAAGAATACAATAATACTTTAAGTACTATTTTTGCTTTCCCTACTGGAACTAATGCAGCAAAAACAGCTTTAAAAGCTTTCTTAGATTTATACAAATAATCTAAGATAAAAATAAAAAACATCTCTATTAATTTAGAGATGTTTTTATTTTTGTATCTTTGAACCTAATACACTTACTATTATGGCTTTAAATTATACCTTTACTAAATCTAAGGATATCTACACTCTTAAAAACAATGAAAGTGTAACTATGACTTATATAGTTAAGAAAGTAGATTGTGATGCAACTACTATCTTAAAGACTGCTACTATACCTGCAGGACAAACTATAACTCTTAGTTTTATATTAGATGGGTCTTATCAAGTAGATTTATCTACTGTTTCAAATACAGACACTATTTCTGATATTCTTATAACTTACAATTTACTTACTTCCTTTATTGAAGCTAGTGAAAAAATATTGTGTGGATGTACCCCTTGTACAGATTGTGAAGAGTGTAATGAATGTGAAGATTACTTAAAAGCAATCCTAAAAGGATTTGCCCTAAATCAAGTGACCTCTTTTAAATACCAAGAGTTTTTACAATTTTTATCTGAAAGTAATGACTGTCTTTATAATGCTACTAATCTAGCTTGTCTATTAAAAGAGAAAGTATATGGCAATGGAGATTTAAAACCTTTATTATTACAAACAGTTTCTTTTTATTACTTAGCTTTTTATGCTAAAGATTTAGAAGATGCTACTAATCAAATAGAAAAAGATTATATTACTGAATTATATAAGTTCAGTAAAATCTCTAAATGTATCAGAAAAACAGGAGTAATAGAGAATATCTCTGAAGCTTCCTTTTCAATTTTTAACTCAGTGTTTAACTCAACCTTTTCTTAAAATGAACAATGTACAATTAAAAGCAAACATAGATGCAGGTATTACAAATAAGACTGCAAACAACTCTGTTACTCCTCCTATAGTAGGAGCTCAACTAAAAGACATAGTAGACTATATTGATCAAGAAGTAGAAGCAGTAGCTTTAACTCCAGGTCCAACAGGTCCAACAGGAGCTCAGGGTATTGCAGGCCCAGTAGGTCCTGCCGGATTAGAATGGAGAGGTGTCTGGGCTTCAGCAACATCTTATATTGCAGATGATGCAGTAAGTTACAATGGGGCTTCTTGGTTTTGTATTTCTCCTATAACAGGAGCTACACTTCCAGCAACTAATTTACCTCCTAATGCTGATATTACTCATTGGGCTTTATTAGCTGCACAAGGTAGTCCAGGTCCTCAAGGTGCTCAAGGAATACCTGGTACACCAGGAGCAAGTGTTCAAAAAACTAAAGGGAGTTTAGTAGGGGCAAATTTTCCTAATGAAACTGTATTAATTTATGACATAAATTTACTTCAACCAGGGAGTGCTAACTCTTTTAAATTACCTAACACTACTGCTATAGGTAAGGAAATAATAGTAGATGTAATGGCTTCTGCAGTTAGTATTTATGGTGCTGTTAGTGGAGCTTTAGCTTTTGAAACTAGTGTTAACTCAAGTAGCTCTCAATGTATTTTAGCTTTTAATGATTTAGTTAAATTTACTTGCATAGCAAGTAATTTTTGGCTTATAGAACATCTACAAAGAAATAGTTTAACACCTGTAGCTTTAGTTTCTCAACAAGTAAATGTTTCAACTGGTACAAATCCAGAAATAAAATGGATTGATTATGTAAGAATCTTTGCTACTGCAGATAATCAAACCTGTAAATTAACAGGTGCTCACCCTGTTGGAAAACAAATATATGTAAAAAATACAACAGCTTATACTGTTATATTAAATGGGGTAGGAGAAAATATAAATGGAAATAGTACTTTACAATTACCTCCTAACACTTATTGGCATCTTTTAAAAGAAGATAGTGGAACAAATAGTATAACTGCTTTTAAATTAAGCTTAACATAATATTTTTTAATATCATGGAAGAAAGAATAGCCAAATTAGAAGCTATTATACATAGACTTCTTTGTTGTAATAACAGTGCTTTGATAGGTCCTATGGGACCTCAAGGCCCTGTAGGAGAAAGTATACAAGGTCCTCCTGGACCACAAGGACCTGTTGGACCTGCTGGATTAATTTGGCAAGGAGAATGGGAACCAGGAGTAACTTATATATTTAATGATGCAGTAGGGTATAATGGAGCCTCTTACTTTGTTACTTGTGAAGAAGTAGTTAATCCTCTTTTAGCTCCTGATGTAAATCCTTGTTTTGCTTTATTAGCTAATGTAGGAGCTACAGGACCTCAAGGTTCAAATGGAGTAGGAGGAAATGATGGCTCTAATTCAGGAAGATGGACTTGGCAAGGTGCAGAATCTAATCCAACTTCTTTAGGTTTTACAACTAATATTAGATTCTTAAATGCTGTTAATAACATTAAGATTCATAAGAGTGCTTTAGGAGGAGATTATTATGCTTGGTTAAATGTACTTGTGAGTTTAAACTTTAGTATTATGCCTGCTTATTTACAAATAACTAAAGTAGGTAATAACTCAGTTATAGGAATTTATGAGGTAATAGGAACAAATGGTTTTTTACCTCCTGCTAATGAGGTAGTAAGTTTACTAGTAAATTGGGTTGGAGGACAAAGTACACAATTACTTACAGATGAAGAATACTCTATTTCTTGGGTATTAAATGGAGTAGAAAGTTCTGTATCTAAAACAGTAGCTGAAGTAATTTGTGACAGTAATGGAGAGGTATTATCAGCAGATTATAACATAGTTAATTTTTCAAGTGACAAAGGTGATTTTGTGATTCTTCCTGATACTACTAAAATAGGACAAGAGGTTACAATTTTTGCAAATGGGGTTGGTGCAGGTGGATATGTAACAGCTAACTCAGAAGTTACTACAACAAGTTCAGCTCCTACCTCTACAGGATATATTACTACTCACGGAATTAATAATGGAGACAGTAGTTATTTTCTTTATCCTAATGTAAATTATAGATTTACTTTCTTAGGAAATATTGCAGCAGGGGGAAAAGCTTTTTGGAATATGGAAGCTTTACCAAATACTTATTTTAGTATTAATAGTGAAGTTAATCTTCGGGAATCTAGTACTTATTTAAAAAGCTTTTATTATACAGCTTCTACTGCTACTCTTACTTCTTCTGATTTATATACATTATTCCCAGACTTAGGAGTAGGAGAACAAGTATTTGCACCTAATCAACCAGGAGGAGCTAAAATGTTTGTAAAAGGTGCTTTAGGGTGGTTATCTCAAACTTTAAATATTGTAGCATAATGTTAGAAATAATCAAAATAAAAAGAGACATCCAATGGTTGTATAACAATGTTAGATGTCTCTTAAATAAAAGTAATGTAGAAACTCCTTTGTCAGCTACAGAATGGTCTTATAACCATTCTGTTAGTACAGGGAATCCTTATACTACAGATACTTTAGTTTGGTATGAAGGGAATATTTATAAATGCCTTGCAGAGAATAATGGACTTCCTGTGACTTATACTGAGTATTGGGAAAACCTTGGTCCAGGTTTTAAATTAGCAGAAGAGCAATCTGATTGGAATGTATCCACAGGAAGACCTTTTATTAAAAATAAACCTACTTCTACTTCTGATTTTACTAATGATGGAGAAGATGGCTCTAGTCCTTTTGTGACTCAAGAAGAATTAGCAGAAGCTTTTCCTGATTCTCAAAATTTAGATGAGGTATTAGCAGAAGGAGACGAAGCTCCTACAAGGACTCCTAAAGTAAAAGAGATAGGTCTATGGGATACTTTTGTACCTCCTTTTGGTTATGCTAATCTTTCTGTAAATAAGTCTATTCTTTATTTTAAAGATAAAGTAGGAGCTTATGTGGCAAGTATAAGTCTATTAGGGATACAGTTTTATAAAGGAGTTTATAACTTCAATGTAAGCATTCCTACTCTTACTGCTAATAGAACAGCTAGCTTTCAAGATAAAACAGGAGTAGTAGCTTATCTTTCTGATATTTCTGAAGCTACAAGTACAGAAGTAGTTTATGAAATAGAAGGAGGTACTTCTGGAACACAACCTACATTTACAGGAGCTCCTTTATTTAGTGGTTCTTATGTTAAAATAGGTAATCTAGTACATTTCCAAATTCAAGTAGATATGGATAACATAACTAGTTTTGGAACAGGTCAGTATTATGTAGATTTACCTTTTAATGCAAAATATGGGTATCAATTTAAAGAAGGGTGTTTACATGATTTTTCAAGTGGTAAACAATATGCTATTGGTGGACATGTTGCATTAGGAGCAAACAGGGTATATTTAACTTACACTGCTTCTAATGGACAAGATGAATCTTTTACCCACAGTTCTCCTATTACATTAAATGTAGCAGATAATTTTCATATTGCTGGAACTTATATAGCTAACTCTTAAATTTAATCATTATGGCAGTTAAATCTAACTCAACAACTTTTGAACCTAAGCCTAAAGTATCTAGACCTGGAGTTCATGCTAAGAGCAAAACCTCTACTTTAAAAAATTCTAAAAATTATAAAAAAGCTTATCGAGGTCAAGGAAAATAGATTAATTTTGTAAATCATTTTTTATGAAAACTATTTCATTTTTTATTCTAACTTTAAAAAAATGCATCATGTCATTAATTGCACTCTACAGTAAATACTTTCTTAAGATGGGAGTATCTTTAAAAACAATGTCCCACAGTACTGCAGGAGTAACTACAAGTGCAGGGTTAATGACTTTAATTGTGTTATCCCCAGTTCAAAAAGCTTTAGCAGCTTTATTCTTTTTTTTAGTTGTAGATTTTATAACCGGAATTATAGCTTCTTATTTTAGAAAAAGAGAAGCTGAAAAACTTGATCCAAGTTTAAAAGACAAAGATTTAATCTCTTCAGAAAAACTAAAACTTTCTTTAGTAAAGCTTTCCACTTACATTATCTCTATCTTAGGATGTTGGATAATGGAAAGTGTTTTCTTTTTAAAGACAGTTTCAATTTCTAGTATAAGTGATAAAGAATTGACTATTACTTTAATCTGTATTGGGTTCTGTTGTATTATAGAGTTATGGTCTATTATATTTGAAAACTTTAAAGATATGGGATTTGATGTAGTTAAGAAATTTAATGCTGTGGTAAGAGGAGTAAAGAAGATGATTTCTGAGACTAAAAAATAAAACAAACTATTTAACTCTCATCATTTTACAAATTAATTTTATACATTTGTAGTATGGAATTACTAAGTAAAATAAAAGAACCTTTTAATAGTCTTGAGTTTGAAGAGGCTAAACATAAGTACTATGTAAAAGGGGAACCTTTAAAGACTTCAGTTTCAGGACTGATTTCTAATTTTTATGAGCACTTTGATGCTCAGCAAGTTGCCCCTTTCTCTGCTAAGAAAGCAGGGATAAGTACAGAAGAAATGCTAGCTCAATGGGCTCAGATTAACCAAGAGTCTAGAGATAGAGGACACAGAGTACACAACTTTGGAGAAATCTATCAGTTCAATAGAAACTTAAGACCTTCTTGTCCTCAAGAAGAAGCTATTGTAAAGTTCTGGCAAGATGTTCCAGAACATATTTTACCAGTAGCTGCAGAGCTTAGAATGTACCACTTTCAACACTTATTTGCAGGTACAGCAGATATCATTCTTTTTGATACTAAAACTCAATCATATATAATTGCTGATTACAAGACTAATAAAGACTTGTTTAAGAATTATCAAGGTAAGACTATGTTGGCCCCTTTTGAAACTTTCTTAGACCATCCTTTAAATCATTATGTAATTCAACTATCTTACTATCAATTACTACTTGAACAAGTAGGAGTTAAAGTAAGTAAAAGAGTTATTATATGGTTAGGTTTAGATGGCAACTATCAGTTATTTAATACTGAGGATGTTACTGACATATTAAAACAAACTTTAAAAAATTAAGACATGAATACAGGTCAACTTAAAAGATTAAAAAAGACATTAGGAGATATCTCTTTTAATACTTTTTTTAAAAAAGAAAGCAAACAACTAACTACTAAACCTGCAGTTAAAGTGGAAACTACTTTAGCAGAAGATGTAGTAAGTGTAACTTTAAACTTAGTAGTAGTACCTGAAGGTAAATTAACTGTGGCTTCTAAATTAGTAAAGCAATACACAAATTGGACAGTTAAGAAAAGTACTGATTTTGTTAAAGAAGGAGAATTTCCTAAAGAAGTTCTTAAAAATTTGACAGCAGAAGAAGTGCAGGCTTATTCTGGTCTTATAGAAATAGTAAAAAAAGAACACAACATTATTTTTGAAATAGTATAAGATGTATATAAAAGAAGTCATAGAAAGAATCCAATCTCTTTATTCTAAAGGGGTATCTAGTGATGAGTCTAGGTTATCAGACAGACATGTCTATAATAAGATTCTTACTGTGAGAATGCAACTTATTTCTCAACAATTAAAAAAGAAACAAAGAGTAAGTGATTGGAACTATTCTGTTCTACCTTGTGTAGAACTTATTAAAGTGCCTAACCATGAATGTTCCTGCCTTGGAGACTTAGGCTGTGATGTTTATAGAACTAAGTTTAAAGTTCCAAGAGTATTGACAGATTCTAATAGACATTATGTAGAATATGTAATGACTGTAGAAAATGGTCAAAGAATAGAAGAGGTATCAAGACAAGGGGTTCTTTATCTAAAAGGAAACAAGTATACTGGAACTAAGCCTAAATACCTTTTTGAAAATGGGTATTTCTATTTTCCATTAAAAAAATCTCCAGGTGTAGTTAAGATAAAACTATTAGCTGAAGATCCTTTAGAAGCTAAGCATTACCCTTCTTTATGTGATGATTGCCAAGATTGTACAGATTGTATTCCAGCTTATGACCATGAATTTGATATTGATGGAGACTTAATAGAACCTTTAATTGATATTTGTGTACAAGAAATTATTGGAGTATTTGGTCAAAGAAGTGAAGATGTTCAAAATAATTCAAGAGATATTCAAAGACCTGAAGGAAGATAATGATAAAGACAACCTTAAATATTAGAAGTGCTTTTAAAAGATACAAAGAAGAATCTGAAAAGCCTGTAGAAATAAAAGAGTTTATATCTCTTTCTAATGAGTACATGGAGTTCTTAATGAATAAAGTAATAGAGGGAGAAGAGATAACTTTGCCAGCTAGAATGGGAACTATGTTTATTCAAGGTACTAAAAAGAAGTTAGCTTTCAATAAAAAAGGAATACCTATGTTACCTCCTAATTGGGCAGCTACTAAAAAATTATGGGACAGTAATCCTGAAGCAAAACAAACTAAGAAGATAGTGTATTGCTTAAATGAAGAAACAGATGGTATAGTTTATAAAGTGGTTTGGTCTAAGAATAGAGTGCCTATTGAAAACAAACTGTATTACAATTTTATCCTTACAAGGAATAATAAGAGAAATATTCACAAGAGTATTAAACAAAAGAAAGAGTATTTAATTAAAACTTAAAAATATGTCAGAATTAATGAATGCTAGAGTAGAAGGTAAGAAAGAATTTAATTTACCTGAAGGAGCAACAATAGTGAAAAAAAGTTCAGATATCTCTGTAAGAGAAATTGAGAATGGTTTTATCATTAGAAAATCTTATGATATTCAATGGACTCCTCAAGGAAGTACTGAAACTAAATATGATTACTTTTCTAAAGAATGGTATCAAAAAGAAAATCCTGTAAAAATTAACTTGCCAAAGGAAAAATCCTTAGCTGATAAATTAGATTAATTATGTCAAAGTCAATACAAGAAAGATTAAAGCAACTAGAGAACACCTTTAGAGCCTGTTGTAATAAACTCTTTAAACTAATAGAAAGAGTTGAGATTATAGAAACTACTTTAGAAGATAAAGCAGATAAGATATTACCTGCATATTCAATGTTAGCTAATAATACAGAAGTTTCTGCTGAAGGACAAGAAATTTATTTTAGACAAAGTGGTATAAATGTCTATACAGGTTCCCCTAGTTGGACTGGAGGAACAGCTCCAAGTGGAGCAACTTCCCATACTTATAATTGGATTAGAATAGGGAATTTAGTAACTCTAAATATTACTTTATTTTATGCAACTACTGGAACTGGTAATGCTTCAGTAACACTGCCTTTTTTAAGTGATTTTCCAATCCCAGTTAAACCAACTGGATTAAGTGGAACAAGTAATCTATTATATAATGGTGTTGGAGAATTTAGACAAACTGCAACATCATCAGCAGTAGCTTCTATGACTACAGTTGCATTAAGATCAAATGCAGATAATACTGGATTTGAAATAATTATGGTACAATTGCTACCTACAATTAATGCAAAAATAACAAAATTAACAATTCAATACTTTGTATAATAATGGAAAATAACACTCATATTAGACAAATAGGTGTAGAATACACTTACACAGTAGTCATAGAAAATGGAGAACAAGCATTAATTGATCATCCAGAATTATTTGAAAGAGTAGAAGGAGAAGTTCCAGAAGGAGCTCAATTTTTAATTTATACACCTAACTAACAATGAGTCAAAGATTTCAATATGTAACAGTAGATACAATCCTATCTAAGTATCTAAGAGACTTCAGAGGCAATGAGCTTAATGAAGATGAGGCTATTGAATGGATAGGAGAAGCTTTAGGGCACATGAAGATGACTTCTAATTCTGAAGAAGCTATTGCTTTTTTAGAAGTGAAAAACTATCAAGCAGCTTTACCTAATGGATTACAACACATAATTCAAGTGGCTAAAAATAATGCTTGGACTGCTTCAGAAGAAGCTAACTGTACTCCAGAAGTTTTACTAGAAGAGTTGGTTACTCCTAGTACTACAGAGTGTGATACTTGTGGAGGTTATGATTCTAGTTTGGTGGCTGTAGATTGTCATGGAGACCCTATAGCAGATCAGGAATTGGCTTACTATAGACCTTACTTTGATTTACAATATGAGTACTTAGGTTGGGTTCATTCTAAATTACATCAATCTAAATTTACCCCGGTAAGGTTAGCTAATCATACTTTCTTTAATTCTCTAGTTTGTCAAACTCCAGATACTGAAGGTTTATATAGTACAAATACTGTAGTGCATGAAGAATACACTGTAGTACAAGACCAACTTAGATTTAGTTTTAAAGATGGGTTTGTAGCTCTAGCTTATTTAAGAAGTAAAGTAGATCCTGAAACAGGTTACCCTATGGTCCCTGATGATGAATCAGCTAAAGCAGCTATTACTTACTACTTAGGTTGGAAGGTAAAAGAAAGAGAAGCTTGGAACCACAGAGAAGGTGCTATGCAATTAGCTCAAGTAGCTGAAGCAAGGTGGTTAAAATATGTCAAACAATTTAAGAACAAAGCTAAGATGCCTTGGGGTACTGATGAATATCAGAATCTTATGGAACAATCTAATTACTTGATTCCTAACCAAAAAAGATATTATGGTTTCTTTGGTAAATTAGGTAGAGCTGAAAACAGGATATTTAATGATCCTAATTTTACAAACAAATATAGATACACATCAGGTAATTCATCCTTTATGTTATAATTATGTCTCAAGAAAAAGAACCAAGACAAGAACAAAATTCAGTATACTCTCCAGGAGGATTGCATACTGATTCTTCATTAGTAACTCAACCTCAAGGAACTACTAGATTTGTAATGACAGGAGTTAATGAGACTAAAGAAGGAGATGCTAATTTTATTGCTAATGAAGAATCTAATGAAGCATGTTACACTCTTCCTACAGGATACATTCCTATGGGTAAGGTTTATATTGGAGATGAAGAAACTTGTCTATTCTTAGCTAATCCTAATGGAAATTCTTGTATTGCAGTAGTAGATAGAAACAATACTCTTACTATTAAAGTGTCTGATGCAAATCAAACTGAGAAATTAGGATTCAAGACAACACAACAAATTGATGCTACTTTTAGATTAAGAAGAGGTTGTGATAAAATTGTGTATTGGGTAGACCCTAAACCTAGACTATACAATTTTAATAAACCAGAAGAATTTTTGACTGAGTCTGGTACTTGGGATATTTCTAAGTTTAATTTATTTAAGAAATATAAAAAGATACCTCAGATAACAAATATCACAGTAGTAGAAGCTCAAGGTAATTTACTTCCAGGTAGTTATAATTTTTCTATTAGATACTTAGATGAAGACTTTAATCCTACAGAATTTATAGATAGCACAGAGACTATTCAAATTTACAACTCTGCTTTAAATAGAAACTACAGAGAACTAAGAGGTTCTACTACACAAGTTAATGACTATTTAAACTATGGTAAAACAGGTAAAGCAATTAAGATAGTTATTGATCCAGATAGTTTAGACACAACTTTTCCTTTTTATCAAATAGCTATTACAGAAGCTAACTCTGGTAATGGGTTAATCTCTGACACAAAGTATACTTCAGAAATTTCTACTAGAAATCCTGTTTTCTATTATACAGGAGATAACTATGAAACTTCAGGAACTCAAGAAGAGGTTACAATGTTCAATAATATTATTGAGAAAGCTCAAAGTATAGAACAGATTGAAAACAGATTAATATTAGGAGACACAGAAGGTAAGCAAGTTAACTTTTGTAACTTACAAAAATATGCTAGTAAGATTGGAGCAGACTTAATAACTAAACAGATTATAGTATCTGAGTTAAGCTTAGGTTCTGCTAAAGATCCTGCTGCCCATTTTAATGGTATAGGGTACATGCCAGGAGAAATATATTCTTTTGGTATTGTATATATCTTTGAAGATAATACAGTGTCTCCTGTGTATCACATTCCAGGCAAAGGACCTACAGTGGCTCCTATGAAAACCTATTCAGAAGGGGATAATATTTATCCTATGAGTAATCTTAATAATGCTTGTTTAGAAACAGCTTACATAGATAACAATACTTGTGGAGAAAATGTATATTGGGGAAAAGATTCAGAAGGAAATGACTTAAGTCAAAGCCCTGTTAGACATCACAGATTCCCTTTAAGAACAGATGTAGGTATCCCTTTTGTAGAAGAAGTAACTGAACCTGAAGAATTAGGTTTTGTAAAAAGTTTACAAATAGAAGTGACAAAAGCTTCTGCAACTATTCCTGGAGAGTGTGAAGTAGAAGATACGGAATGTACTCCTAGCTATGCTAACTTTGGTGCTCCTGTAGATGAAGATGGGGATAGAGGAGCTTATAGTTTTACTTTAGATTATTCTCAAGATGGAGAAACAAGTTATTTTGCAGATGTAGTAGACCCTTATGATTGGGCTGGTACTGTAGGAGATGACTTGACTCAAGATGTAAATTTTGTTTATAACACTTCTTTGTTATATGGTAATGTAATTACACCTTTGACTATTAAGGAAGAGTTTGAATTTTCTTCAGTTCCTAATGAGAACACTGTAACTTTAACAGGTCCTACTTTAGATCCTATCACTCATTTATATTATTTTTCAGGTACTTCTACTGTTACAGGAATGACCTATAAAATTACTATTGCTGTAGGGATTACTGCAACAGAAGATAAAGTCTATACTGCAGAAATATTTGGAATAAACTTTTCTAATATTCAGATGCCTTCTTTAGAAGATACTTTAGGTCAAAAAATTACAGGTTATTATATAGTTAGAAATGAAAGAAAGGAATCAGATAAAACTGTCTTAGATAGTGCTATCTTAACTCCTACAAGTACAGAGAAGAATTTTGTAGCTCAAGGTCTTTTGTTTCCACAGTATATTTCTTTGACAGAAGAAAATAAAAAAATTAAGAAAGATGTTTTAGGACTTATCTCTCCGGAGCATAAATTTAATAATGCAGAGTACACTAGCTTTACTAGTATTATTCAGCAAGGTTCTTTTAATAAAACAGAAGCTATTATTAGTAGAACTAAAGTCAATGATGTAGCAGATGGTTCAGGTTATGTAGAAGGAAAGCATAAGAAAGGACAAAGAGACCCTGATGGATTTTCTATTCAAATTAAGACTAGAGATAATCAAACAACTTTTGTACCAGAAAAAACCTTTACTTATACTAACAATATGATTAAAGATGTTTTTTATTTGAATGCTTTAGAAAATAAACTTACAAAAGACAGTGAAGATAAAGGAGCAGACATTTTTAATTTAGCTTGTGATAATAAAACAGGTATCTTAACTTTAAAACAAGATTATGATTTTAGAGCTACTCAATCAGCACCTTATGTTTATTTATACAAAGAGAATGCAGAACCATATTCTAACTTTAGATTAGAGCCTTATTATAAGGCAAGTCAATTACCTACTTACTTTGAAGAAGATGCAATTAGTTCTTGTGTTGTATTTAATGGAGATTCTTATATAGCTCCTATGAGATACACTAATAGTATCTACTATGACATTAGAATGAAAAAAAGAAAAGGTAAAAAATCTATTTGGAAAATAATTATTGGGGCAGTTCTTGTAGTAGCTGCAGTAGCTTTAACTATTTTTACACTTGGAGCTACTTCTCCTTTAGTAGTAGCTGCAGGTCTTGCTGCAGCAGGAGCTTTAGCAGGAGTAGGTACAGCTATAACTCTATCAGGTATTAAACAAGAAGCTTGGAACAATGCTTACAATATCTTATATGACCAAGGATTAAGAGAAACTGTAAAAGATGACTATGTATTTAGAGATCTTGACCCTGTTTCTGGTCACCCAAGAGGATTTGAAAAGAATCCTGAAGATGATGAAATTCAATGGTTAGGAGATTCTATAAACCTTTGGTTTGAGTCTGCTGTTAATGTAGGGTTAAGACATGGAGCCAGTGATAATACTCCAGACTTTTTAAATGCTCCAGGTCCTATAGAAGCAGGTTGTACTTTAGTAGAATGGAATTATGAGTACTTTGGAATTAACTCAGTAGGCTCTTCTGAAATTGCTCCTACTAATGCTTTAGATTTTCACATGTATAATAAGTTGACTTTTCTAGATGCAAAAAGAAAAGCCAATAGAGGTTACTATGGATTAGCTGCTGCTGAAATGTATCTATTAAATCCTGACTACAAAAGAAGAAATAAACAGAAAGCTTATTTTCATTTAGGGTTAGAATATGATTGTTGTTCAGATTGTAATGAAACTTTTCCTCATAGATTTCATTGGTCAGAGCAAGCTTTTCAAGAAGAAGTTACAGATAACTTCAGAATGTTTTTACCTAATAATTACAAAGATTTAGAAGCAGAGACAGGAAGAATAACTGACATATTTAGAATTCAAAACAACTTATACATTCACACTACAGAAGGGTTATGGCATTGTCCTCAAACTTTTCAAGAAAGAGTTACTCAAGATATAGTTTCTTTTATAGGAACTGGAGAATACTTTAGTGTACCTCCTAGAAAAATAGTTGATGATAACAATTCCTCTGCAGGAAATAAACATAAATGGGGAAGATTAAAAACTAAGTTTGGAGTTTTATTCCCATCTTGGAAAGAAAAGAAATGGTATATTTTTGATGGTCAACAACTTCAACCTATTAGTGATAATGGGAATTCCTCTTGGTTTAAAAATAACATGGAATTTGAAGTAGAAAAAGACTGGTATCAAAAACTTGGCTCAGAATACCCATACAAAAATAACCCTTCTAATTCTTTAGGAGTAGGTTTCATTTCTACTTATGATACAAATAAGGAAAGACTAATTATAACTAAGAAAGATATTAAGATTACTAATCTTCCTACCTCAAACTTCTTACTTTGTAATGAAGGACCTTCTCCTGTTATTTTTACCAATGTTTCCAACACTATTGCTAATCAAGAAGCATTAGGTTGGACCTATTTAGGAGTAGAAAATTGTAAGTTAAAATTTAACAGGGTAGTTCCAATTATAGAAACAATACCTGTCAATCAGGATTTACTGATTCCTTCTGATATGGATATTCATATCTTCTATGATACTTCAGGTAGTTATGTAACTACTATGCTAGGGCAGGGAGACTTATATCAAGAAGATATTGATTTATGGTATTATGGTGAAAATGATCCTCACCCTTTAAAAATAATAGATGCTGAAGTAGATGCTTGGGTAAATGATAACTTGACTGCTTTTGGTTGGGAAGGAAATGTAGTTAAATATTATGATGCTACAGGAGAATGGTTAGACTTTCCTAAAAGAATTCCTGCTGAAGAAAGAGGTAAAGTTTTACTTATATCTTTTGTAAATAACTCTGTAGGAACTTATCATGATAGACCTTTAAATTTTTTAAGTCAACCTACTGGATTTTATACTAGTAATTATAATAGTTTTGTAGATAATGTTTATGCTACTTATGATCAATTCATAGGTATCTCTTATCCAATAGCAACTTTAGATGCAAGTAAATCTTTTATACTGCATAATTTAGCTGCTGTTAAAGGTATGAATTACACTTATACTGAAGTAAACAATATTCCTACTAATGCTTATTTTTCTAGTTCAGAGTGGTCTACTTTAAAAACTTATCTACAAGGACTAAATCCTTATGAAGATTTATTAGATGCCTCAAATGAACCTGGGTTAAGTCAATACTCCTGGTTAGTAATTCCTAATAGAACCATGGATGTAGCTAGTGAAGAATTAATAAGTGCTTCCTATATAGGAGAAGATTTGACTAATATAGTTAGAAGAAATATTACTTTTCAAGATGAAACTGAAATTATAGGTTACACTACTGAAGTTACTTACATACAAGGAACTCCTTTTGTACCTACTATTTTAAACAATAGTTGGACAATGAGTTACTCTCTAAAAAGACAAGAGTGGGTTGGGTGGCATCCTTACCTACCTAGTTTCTACATGCATGTACAAGAGAAATTCTATTCTTGGAAACAAGGAGGAACTAGTATCTTTAAACATAATAGACCCAATCATTACCAAACTTTTTATGGTATTTATTATCCTTTTATAGTAGAGTATGTAGATAACCCTAATCTTATAGCAACTAAAGTTTGGGATTCAATCTTATTTCAATCTGAAGCTAAGAGATTTGATAATGCAGTTAAAGATTATGTAGACATAGATAATGTGACTTTTAATAAAGTACTTTTATACAACACTTATCAAATAAGTGGATTGTTAGAATTAGTACCTAAGCAAAATGAGTCTGCTAACTATTTATTTCAACAAACTAGAAACTTAACTTTATCTGCAGGACAAATTCCAATAGACAGAAATGAAAGAGACTGGACCTTAAATGATATGAGAAATCTAAGAGTAGATAACATTGTTCCTATGTTTATTAAAGATTTAAGTTTAATTCAATCTAATTATTACATAGATAAAATAGTAAATCCAGCAGCCCTTAGTTATAGTAAGGACTGGGCACAGTTAGAAAGTTTTAGAGATAAGTTCTTGGTAGTAAGGCTAATATTTGATACATTTGCTGATACAAGAATTCTTTTTAACTTTTCAGCTTCAGATAAAAAAATATCAGAAAGATAAAGCTAAACCTTTAATAAATTAAAGCTTCTTATGAAATCAAAAATGAACCCTAGAAAAAAATATGCTAATGGAACTAACTCTAATGGAGTAGGTCCTAATAATTATATTCAAACTCCTAATGAAGTATTGAATGATTATAATATCATGTTAGCTAAAGCAGAAGCTGAATCTTTACAGAATCCTTGGCTACCTATAGTAGCTACTGCAGGTGGACTTATACAACAAGGAATAAGTATGGCAGGTAGTATGGTAGGAGGAAAAGCTACCACTACTCCAGACCCTTCAGGTGCTTCAGGTGCTAAAGGAGTTATGGCAGGTGCTACTGCAGCTATGGGAATGAATGATGTTCAAGAAGATGTAGAAGTAGAAGGAGGAGAAATGTTTGAAACACCTCAAGGAGAAGTAGGAGAATTTGAAGGCCCTAGTCATGAACAAGGAGGTATTCCATTAGAGGTAGGACAAGATGTAGAAGAGGGTACTAAAGTATATTCAGACAGATTAAAAGTAGGAGGTAAAACCTTAGCTGAAAGAAAAGAAGCCAGAGAAAGAAAAATAGCTAATCTTGAAAAAGCTGCTTCTGATAAGTTAGTAGATGTTGCTACTAAGAATGCTTTGAAAAGAAGAATGGAAGCTGTTCAAAAAGAAGAAGCTAGTGACTTACAATTCCAAGAGCAAGTAAATAATATGCAAGCTATGGCTGACACTATGGTTAAAGCTTTTGGTACAGGTGTAGAAGGGATTCAAAAATACCCTAATGGTACAGGTCCTCAAGGGATAGTTTATGGTAAAGGTTATGATGAAAGTATGTTTAAAGACTTTTTTAATCAGTACCAAAAATTAAATCCTGATGGAGTTATGGACATGAAATATATTCAACAAGATTTAGGAATGAATCCTACTACAAAAGGTTTTGGTCAAATCTTTGGTCCAGGTAGTTATAAAGCAAGTCAAGATTGGTTAGCTGCTAACAGTAATAAAAAACCTGATAGATATGTTATTGGAGATGTAAATGAAGATGGAATTTCAGATTCTCTTGAAAAGAATCCTAAAATTAATTTAGAAGCTTTACAAAACTTTAAAGTTGGAGTAGGAGTTAATGATGAAATTTCTAGTAGTTTTGCAGATCCTAGTCTTGTAAACGGAGTCCCTCCTGGGACTATTGAAACACCTTTTAGTGCTTATAATCAAAAAGTAAATTCAGAAGATTCTACTACAGCTACAGGTAAAAAAGAAAGTAAGTTTATGAAAGCACTAGGAGACAATATGCCTACTACAGGAGATATGACTAAACTTATTGGTAACTATCTAGGTATGACAGCAGGTATGAAAAATGCTGCTGAGTCAAGAAGTACTGATATAACTCATACTAATGTTTATAAAGATGCTGGAAAAGAGTCTCAAAAATTACTTGATAATGCTAAAGCTTCTATAGAAGGTCAAAAAGCTCAAGCTATTATTAAAGCTTCTACTACAAGTAGAGGAGGTAAGAAAGGTGCTAGAGGAAGTGCTAGAGGAGTAAATCAAATGAGAGCTATGGATTGGCTTTATGATACAGCTTTAAATCAACAGATTGCAGAGATTAGTGCTAATGCTGCAGGACAACTATCTCAGATAGATGTACAAAAATCAGGAGTGGCTATGAATGCAGACCAACTTAAAGGTCAAGGTGAATACCAAGCTGCTATGGCTAATGAAGCTGCTAAGGATGCTTACTATACTGCTTTAGGATTAGGTAAAAAAGATTTTGCTACTGGTATGCAACAAACTGGAGCAGATTTGAATGATATGAGACAGAATAAAATTCTTGAAACTCTTTTAGGAAGTTCAGGAGAATATGTAGGCATGACTAAAAAAGGAAAGATGTATGGTAAACCTGTAGAAGTAGCTAAAACTAAAAAAGAAGCAGATTCAAAAGGAGAGTTAAAACTAGAAGTTGATGCTGCAGGAAACAAGTTTATTATGATATCAGGTAAAAAAGTGATAATAAAAGATTAATCATGGGACAATTTTATAAAGGCACAGAAGCCACATTCTTAGATGATGCAATGTTTAAATTACCTTATGAGCAGATGCAAGCTGCTTTAAAGGCAAAAGATACTGCTATTGGAGACACTATTCAAACTGCTATTAAGTTAGGAGATTTTGATATAGCTCATCATGCTATAGACAGAGAAGATGCAGCTAGACTAAAACAAGAGTGGGAAACTAAAACTCAAAATCTAGTAGACCAAGTATTAGTTGATCCCATGAATTATAAAAAAGTACAGGGAGATATTATGTCTATGAGTAGAGACCTAAATAAAGACATGCAGTTTGGAGATATCTCTACTCTTGGAAAAAGAAAAGCTCAAATAGAAGATTACCAAAAGTCTATAGAAGAGCTTTATAAAAAAGACCCTGAGAAGTATGCTCATCAATCTGCATTATTTGCTAATGAATTAGCTAATACTAAAAAATATAAAGACCCAGAAACAGGAGAGTACAATTATTTTTCAGGCCAAGACTTATATGCAGCTCCTCCTTTAACTGGAGTAATAGCAGACATTTTTAAAGATGCTACAGGAAAAGAATTTGAAAGTCTTAGAGTAGATGAGAATGGACAATGGAAAGTAACTAGAGGAGGAAAAGAAGAAGGTTGGCCTGCAGACAGAATTGAAAATTTAATTATTGGACACATGAATGCAAATCCTTTACTTATGAAAGGATACAATCAAGCTATAGGTTTAGGAGCTTTACCTCAAGATGCTTTAAAAACAGCTATTGAAGCAGCTAAAGAAAGATATAAAAGAGTAACAACTAGTTACACTAGAAAAGATGAAGCAGGGGATGTTAAAAAACTAGAGTGGGCTGATGCTTTTAATAAAAAGAAAGAAAATGAAGAACAAGTTATTATCAATGCAGAAAATGTACAAACTAATCTTGTAAATACTTATACTACTTTTAAAACTCAAGTAGGAGGTATAAGAACAGATTTAGATACTAAGAAAGAATCTTTAATAGCTATTTGGAATAAAGCTAATCCTAAAGAAAAAATTACCTCTGCTAAAGACTTAACAGTAGGAGCTGTTATAGAAAAACTGAATAAATTAGAAGCTTTAAATCCGGAGTTATACAAATTCTCAGCAGAGAAAGCAGCTTTAAAAGATGCAGCTTTAAGAAATCAAATTGCAACTTCTTCTCAAAATAATTATAAAGCTTACCTTAAACAAAAAGGTTGGAAAGATACAAAAGAAGCTTTTAGAGAGTGGCATGCAAGTTTTTCAGATGCCAAACCTGGAACTGAAGCTTATAAAATTAAAACTGCAGTAGATGTAACTTTTCAAGGTACAGGATTGGGTAAAAAAGAGATTGAGGGTATTCAAGGAACTGCCAATGCTAATAGGTTTATTATGCCTTTTCAAATTGGAAAAGATTTTAATTTACCTACTAAAGTTGTTATGGGAGGCAAAGAGCAAGATGTTATTTTAAATTTTCCTGTAGGGGATCAAGACCCTATGTATAGAGAGTTAAAAAGAACTTATGATAATCTAAATGCAAAATTAAGAGCAGAAGGAAAAAAACCTACATGGCAAATTAAACCAGGAGTAAACTATATTACTAAAGATGGAAAAGTTTATGGTATAGATACTAGACTTATGAATACAGGAGGGACAGCTACTTGGGAAAAACTGGTAGACTTAGGACATGTTAAAGTAGATGCTAAACCAACAGTAGTTGCTACAACTACTGAAACAGGAGCCTTAGATTTGAATGCAGCTCCAGCAGGGCAAGAAGTTCCTAGTTATATAATGACAGGAAGTGGTAAAGTTATTAACTTTGAACCTACTACTTTTGCACCTGCACAAGCTGTAAATAGTTCTAATAACACTTACTATCAAGGGACTTGGAGAGTAGGGAATCACAGTACTGCTTTAAAGTATGAGACTAATGCTCCTAATGTTCCTACTAATACTACTTTAAATAATTACTTGCAAAAAAGTGCTTCTAGTTATAAAGGAAACAAATATGTAACTCAGTTTGGAGGAACAGGTAATTTAGATGGAAATGTAGATTTAGGTAATGGAGAAAAGATGACATTAAAGAATGGAGTTCTTTATCATAAACCTTCTAATAGACAGGGAGAAATTACAATTAGACCTGATAATGAACAGTATCAAGAATTGATGGGTACTTATATGGAGTATAAAATGCTTCAATCAAAATAATTTTATTAACTTTGCTTTATAAATTTCTTTATAAATTTTCTAAAAAATGGGAAAACAAAAATTAAATGAGTTACTTAAAAATAATACTTTAAAGTTAGACTCTAATAAAGTAATGGCCTTATCTTGGGATGAAGTTGCAAGTCCAGAGTTTGTTTCTAAAGGAGCAGAAGCTGCAGACCAAAGTATAAATACCACAGGAGAAAAACAATACTTAAAAGATTTTTTAAGAAAGCAAGAACAGTTAAAACTTCAAGCTCAACAAAAAATTAATTTAGAGGCTAAAGAAATTCAAGAAAAAACCCATCAAGAGTTAGAAGATAAAAAGGCAGCCATAGCTAAGCAAAAAGCTGAGTTATTAAAGCAAACTAAAAAAGTAGTTCCTGGCACTAAAGACATGTTAGGTAATACAACTACAGATTTAAGTTCTCTACTTTCTGTAGATTCTACTCCAGAACAAAGAGCTCAGTATAAGGCTTTAATAGAACAAGAAAATTTATTAACAGAGGAAGCTTCTAAAGTAGGGTATAATTTAAAAAATAACCCTGAAACTCAAAAGAAAATAGACTACACTAAGAAACAAAAAGAAAAATTCTTAGAGAAAAAAACTACCTATACTCCTATTGTAAAAGATATGGGGTTTACTTTAAATGCTCTTTCACCAGGAGGATTTGTTGCTCCTTTTGTTTCAAATTTAGCTGCAGAGTTTGCTAACTGGACTTCAGAAACTTACACTAACTTAGTTAACTCAAATGTAGATGAAGAAAAAGAAGTATCTAAAAGAGCAAGTTTACCTGAAAGCCATCCTGAGTATATTAACAAGAAAGAATATTATGAAGGTAAAAAGTTATCTGAAAAAGTAGATAACTCTATTTTATTAGGTGAAAAACTAAAACAGGAAAAGTTTTTAGAAAGACTTGAAAAAACTCTTCCTAGTGAGCAAGCTTTTAATCTTTCTACTTTTAGTTCAGAAAAAATTAATCACACTTTTTTAAAAAATAGGATAGAAAGAACCATTGAAAATATAGATGCTGCTATTGAAAAGAAAAGTGGATTAGATAACTATGCAACAGAAATTTTTGGTAAGACTACTATAAATCCAAAAGGTACTATCTCTTTTCTTGAAAATGTTAGAAGTAATCAATATGACTTCTTTTGGGGCCAAGATGCAGAAGAGAATCTAAATGAAAAATTAGCTACTAAAGCTAAAGAGAAAAAGGTAAAAGATATGTCTCTTCTTAAAGAAGAAGATTTCTTAGAAGTATATAATACTTTAGATCCTATGGAAAAATTAGCCATAGAAACTAAATACTCTAAACTTATTTCAGACTCTGTAGCAGAAGATCATTTAAGCTATAGTTATAAAACTGTAAAAAATACAGGAGCATCAGCAGACTTTATTGTAAGTTTACTTGCAACTAGAGGAGTTGGAAAGTTAATTGGATATGGATTGAAAGGTGCAGTTCCTGCACTTAGAACTGCTACAGCTACTGAAGGAGGATTCTTAGCAAGAACTTTGACTAATAAAGGAATGTCTGCTAAAACTGCAGAAATGGTAATAGGTAGAGGAAAAACTTTATCTAATGTTGTTGGACAAGGTACAGCTATAACTTACATTAACCCTGCTGAATTAACTGGACCTAGATATTCTAAGTATAAGAGTATTGATGATAAAGAGGGTAATGCAAAAGCTGTATTCAGTAGAGAAGGGGCTTATGCTTTGGTTAAAAAAGAAACTGAAAAAGATAGAGAAGCTTTTACTAAAGTTTATGACCATTTAAAAACTCAAGAAGCTTCTTTAGATGAAGAAGGTAAAAACTTATTGAGATACTTAAGTGGTAGTCTAGGTTATACTGAAAATGAAACTTATGTAAATGATAAAGGAGAAACAGTAGCAGTAGAATCTCTAGAAGATAAATTAAAAGCTTATGAAGTAAACTCTAAAGCTTATATCCATTTAAGAGGGATAACTTCTAATATTATTGAGACAGGTACAGAAGTATATACTGGAAAAGTTTTAAAATATCTAGGTGGCAAAGCAGGAGGAGCAACAAATTATATAGCTGAAAAAGTACCTTTTGCTAATAAAGTTTTAGTGAGTGCTTCAGGAAAAATAGATAATCTTCAAAAATGGTATGCTACAAGTAAAGTAGGAAGACTTAAAAGAGATTATGATTTTGCTACAGGTAAATACTTTGGAGTAAAACAAGATATTATACAAAGTGTACCTGAAGAGATTATAGAAGAGTATGCTGCTGCAGCATCTAACTCTTTAGTTGATTGGGATGCTACAGAGATAAAAGAAGCTCTTACTATGGACTTCTTAGGAGAAGTTTCTGCTCAGACCTTATTGCTTAATGGAACAATGAAAGCAGGAGGAGCTGGAGCTACTATGACTAAGAGACTTTATGGTAATCTTTATGACAGAAAACTTCAGAACATTGAAAAAGAAATAGAAAAATTAAATTCTTTTTTAGAACAAAATCCTGGAGATTCTGATACTCTACTATCTATTAAGAACTTAACAGAAAGAAAAGAAAACATTCAAAAAAATGCTAGTCTTACAGGTTTGGGACTAAGTAAAAAAATAAATAAAAAGCATGATGCTTACTCTAATACAAGAAGGTATTTAGATAAGAGTGCAGGGATAAGAAGAGCCATAGACTCTTTAAAAGGAGCTAATACAGATGAAGACTTAAATAAAATTCTAGATTTATTAGATACTACTAATAGTAATGATGATGCTAGAATTAGAGAGTCTTTTATGTTAAGACAAACTGGTAGAGTAGCAGAAGCAGAAGCTTTAGAAGCTACTATGGATAGTAGCACTTTAATGAATGCTATTCTTACTGGCAATGAAAAAGATTTACAAGGTGCTTTATCTAAAGTTTTAAAAGATAGTAATAGAGAAATTAAAGCAGACCAAAAACAAAGAATTACTAATTTAAGTGAAACTATTGATGAGGTCATAAGATTTAAAGAGGATAATAAAGCAACAAAAGGTAATTTACAATTAGCTATAGCTTTAAAAGCTAAACAACTTTCAGCTAAAAAAGCTAAAGAAGTAATCTTAAATCAAAGAACTTCTATAGCAGAAGGTGCTATAAGAGAGTTTGAAACTATGTTTGACCAATACTTTTCTAATTCTGGGTTAGATAAAGCAGAGGCTACACAGGCTTTTATTACAGGTACTTTAATTGACAAAAATAAATTTGATCCTATCATTGAAAAAGCTAACACATTAGGATTAAAAGGATTCATTGGATACACCTCTTCTTTTCTTAGAGAAGAAGGTTTAACAGACTCTTTAAATTCTTTAGACTTAGCAATAGCAGAAACTTTAAATCCTCCTGCTCATCTTGTAGAAAGAGATGCTTTTAATGAAGAATTTATTAGTAAGTTTAATGATTTATATCAAGGTAAAGTAGAAGATTTATCAGACCTAGGTATTACTGATGTAACATTTAATGAAGATAGAAAAGTAATCTTTACTCCTAAGTTATACAATGAAATTTTAGATAAACTTTCTGAAAAATATGTAGCAGAAAATAGATTAACTAAACAGCAAATGGCTGAAGTTAAACTTAAAAGTAAAAACTTAGTAGAAGCTTTTTTATCTAAACAAGATAAAGAAGCTAAACAAAGAGAAGCTTTAGAAAAATTAATGCAGCAAAACTTAGAAGTTAAATCTGAAGAAGACACTGAAGAGACTGAAGAAGCTCCAATAGTAATTGTAGATGCAGACAGTTTTGTAGATACTCAAGAAGTAGTCTCAGGACTTGTAACTTCAGCTACTCCAGAACCTATTACAGGTACTATTACTGTTTCTCAAGATTCTTTATTAGATGATGAGGAAGATACAGGTATTCCTAAAGCTGCTAATCAAGAAGAAATTCCTGATTTATCTATTGAGTTGACTGGGGATGATAACTCAGAAGAAACAGAAAGAATTAAAGCAGAAAACACTGAGATTTATGTGCAAGTTCTTAATCATATTTTACCTAAAATAAGAGAGGCTCTTGACTATGAAGTTAAAGATATAGTTTATGTTTTAGAAGAAATATTAAATGTACTTACTCCTAAAGAATCAAATCATTTAAGTCTTACTGTGGGAGGTTATATAAGAGCTTGGAAAAAGTTAGGATTACCTATTACTGATGCTCAGGCTCAACAAGTAAATAGAATGGCTAAGGCTAAATTTGCTCCTGAAGTATTATCTGGATTACATAGTATTTTTGAAAATGTAGTTACAGAAAATGAGTTGACTCCTGCTACTGAATATGATACTTTAAGTGAAGAAGTAAATGAAAAAGTTACAGAAGTTAAAGAGACAGTTGAACCTGTAGTAGAATTAACTTCTAAAGAAATTCAAGAAGCCCCTTTAAATTTAGAGGAATTAGAAGAGAAAAAATTAAAAGATTTAGAACAAGAAGTTCTTTCAGGTAAACATCCTTTGTCAGCTAAAGTATTAGAATTGACAGAACTAGGTGTGGATTTTTGGGAAGCATATAACTTAGCTTTAAATGGAGTAACAGAAGGGACTACAGTAGTTAAAGAAGATACTGATTTTTACTTTACTCCTTTCTTAGGATTTAATGCTTTACCTTATGAGTGGTACACTTATACAGATGAAAAAGGAGTAGAAAGATTAGCTAAGAGAACTACAGAGAAAGCTCAATTAAATGTATCTCAAAATGATAGATTTATTAGACCTGACTTTAGAGATTTATTGCATCCTGATAAGTATCTTACAGGTAATGAATTTAACATTGAAGTAGCTAAAGAAGAAGACTGGGATAATATTATTTATCAAGAGATTACTTCAGAAACAGAAATGACTTTACCTAATGGTAAGGTGATTCCTGCTGGAACTAAAACTGTTATTTCTTTTGCTGATTTTATGAAATCTCAACCAGCTTCTTTTAGAAACTCTGAGAGCTTTAAAGATATTGTGCCTACTTTTATAACAGATGCTTCAGGAAAAAGGTTAGCTTATATTCATACTTTAGATTGGTATACTCCAAACAGCATACCTAATCCAAATCCTAAAGATGAAAGTACTGCTAGTGAGCCTAGTGAAGAATGGGTAGAACACATTGAAAAATATAAAGAAGGAACAAGAAGACTTAGAAATGCAATAGCTAAAGGTCTTACTAAAATTTCTATAGAAAAACCTGCAGAAGGTAAAGCAGGTATGTTAGCTTCATCTGAGACTAGAATATCTGTTCAAGAATCTAATCCTCAAGCTACTTTAACAGTGCAAAGAGGAGGAACTATGAGAGATTTTTTAAATGGATTAGTTAGAAAAGATCCTGAATTTGCTACAGGAACTAAAGTATTAGTAAATGCCCCTAAAGAATTTACTTCTCAAAAGAATAAATCTGGAGAAATAGTAAATCCTGATGGACACACTTGGGCTATTTATAGAGTAGGTTCTAAGCCTCATCCTACTAAACCTGGAGCTATTGTAAAAACTTACAGAGCTATTAGATTAGGTAGAAACATAGATGAAAGTCAGATTGAAAATGCAAGATGGGCTATAGCTGCTCATAAAATTTTAAATGGAAAATCTTCTAAGCCTGGTTATGAATTAACTATAGAAGAAGCTAAACAGATAGCTCAAGGAATTAATACAGCTTTAAGTATAGATATTTCTAAATTTGAAGACTTAGGTTCTTTTATAAGAATGTTTTTCAAAATAGAAAAAAGTTTTATTCAAGAGTATCAAAATAAAGTAAATGAGAAGAAAGAAAAAGAAGGTAAAGAAAAAGTAAAATATGATGTTAGATCTACTGCTCCTTATCTTGAATACCTTTTTGAAAAGGATATTTCTTCTATTGAATTATTAGGAGGATTAAATGATAGAGCAGATAAAAAACCTGTGATTTCTCAGCATACTAATGATGAGATGCTTTTAGCTAAAGGACTAGGAGCTGTACCTAAAATAAATCCTAAAGGTTCTAAAATAGTTGAATCATATACTAATGCAGAAGGAAAACCTTTAACTTATGAGGAGTACTTAAAAGAAACTTTATATACAAATTATAAAGCTTTTGATATGGACACTACAGGTAAGGCACCTGCATATTCTCTTACAGTACAACCTAAAATATTAATTCATTATAATAATGAAGATATTGATGGTAATAAAGCTATTGTATCTTCTACTGAAGTATCCTTACAAGAAAAAATAGAGCAAGCAACTAAAGAATCTTTACAAGAAATTGAAGAAACTCCTAAAGCTTTAACTGAAGAAGATAAAGCTAAGGGAGTAGCAGAAATAGAAGATTTACTTAAAAAGTATAAGATAGATTTTAATTTGTTTTTAGAATCAGATGATTCAGTGGGTTCTCTAGAGGAACTTAAAAAACTTTATGATTTAACTGCAGATTTATCTGTAAATCAACAGAAAGTTATCTTAGGTCAAATAGTAGCTGAAATAAATTCTTTACTAGGATTTAAAGCAAAAATTAACTCTAAGTCTGTCACTAAAATTAAAAATGAAGTTAAGGCTACTTTAAACTTGAAACTTAGAGAAAGACTAGCCAAGTTAGAAGAAGCCCAAACTTTCCTTACTTCTAATAGTATCAATACTCCAGAGGGAGTTGCTATGGTAAAAGCTATAGAAGATTCTATTAAAAATATTATGGATATTCAAAAAGAGTACAACTCTTTATTTGATAGAGCTTTTAAAGATGCTTTGTTAGAAACAAGAGTAACTGAAGTAGAAGACCAAAAAGATACAGAAGAAGGAGACTTAGAAAAAGAAAAAAACTTTAGTAAAGAATCTGTAGAAGAAAAATTAAAAGATAAAGCATCTTCTCAAATTAGAATGATGATGCACAGTATTCCTATGTTTAATGATGCAGGAGAGATTGTAACTGGGTATTTAGACTTACCTTCTTATATGTCTTTAAATGATACTTATAACTTAGTATTAAGAACTGTATCTGCAAACATAGATACAAAAGCTGACTTTAATCAGATTATGGATAAACTTTCAAAAAGTGAACATCCTGCTATCAAAATGATTATTGCAAGATTAGAAGGAGCAGATCAACAAGTAAAGAATCAGTTTGTGTATAATATTACTGCTCATGCTTTATCTTCTAAGTTTGTAATGTATGAGAACAAAAAAGGAAAAGTATCTTTAAAATTGTATGATACTAATTCTTCTCAAATAAACAGACAAATAAAACAAAAGTGGATTGAAAACTCTAGATTTACAGAGTTATATCAAGAAGATGGAAGTTTTAATACTGTCTATGCTCAAAAATTAATTAATGAATTTGAATCTTTTGGGGTAAATCCTGCAGAAGCTTCAGAAGAAAAATTAAGAGCTTGGTTAGGAAAATTAGGTATTGTTCTTCATAATAAAACTTGGGAAAAATTATACACTCAAGGTTATAAAAAAGGAGATACAGTAACTTCTTTTTACACTTTAGTTACTCATAAAAAATTAGGATTGTATCCTAACTTGATTACATTCTTAAAGAATGGAATAGCAGACACAGAAGAAAATTATAGAGCTAATACTCCAAATGATATCTTATCTAATATTGGAGGAATTTCTAATACGATAGCTTTAATTGAAGCTGACTATAATCCAGAATTAATTTCTTTATCTTATCAGGATAATGGTAAATCTATATTTACTCTTACTCCTCCTAAGTATATTACTGAAAGAATTACTTCTTTAATTACAAGAGTCACAGATCCTGAAACAGGGGTATCAAGAGTCTCTGATTTAGTTTTAGATTTATTAGAGGTTTCTTATAATAAGAACTCTATGTTACTTCAGGTATTAAATGAAAATCCTGAATTATCAGAACTACTAGCTGTTCACCATGTTTCTTTAGGGGCCATTAAAGATAAAGATAAAAAAGATAGTCAAGGTAAGATTACAGAGTTAAGTGCCTTAGATTATGATATGTTTGCCTTAGGAGGCCTTCAAGACAGAAGAGTACAAAACTTTTCTACTAAACAGATGTATGGAGGAATTCCTTTAAGAATTGCTAACATGCTATCTAGTACTAAGTCAGATAAAGATACTGGATTATTTATGACAGTACCTGTTTTTGATTTATTAAAAGATGCTAATTACTCTTTTTACAAAGATGAGAATGGAGAGTTAAAAATGACAGATAAGCTTTCTAATGCTTTAATAGACTTAGTAGTAAGACCTGAGTTAGAAAGAATTATTAACTTTAATCAAAATGTAAAAAAGACAGGAATTAAAAATTATGACACTCCAGCAAGATTGTTTCATTTTATTCCAGCTTTAAATTCTTTACAAATTAAAGGAAGAAACTTAGCTGACTACTTAAATTCAGAAGAAGCTGCTACTGAAAATGCTGATCAAATACTAAAACTAATAGAAGTTGAAGTAAAAGATAGACTTCAGAGAGTTATAACTTCTGAAGCTAATGCAAAAACAGAAGCTTGGAAAGAATTAGGATTAGTTACAAAAGGTAAAAGTAAAGACTTACAGAATAAAATTTTTAATGAAGAATACTTTACTGAAAAAGGTATTGATAAAAATCCTGTAAAAGATTTTGATTTAGGAGTAATGGACTTTGTTATTAACTCTTTTGTGTTTCAAGCAGAATATTCAAAAGTATTCTCTGGAGACATAGCTCAGTTCTCTCAAGACAAAGTTTGGAAAAAAGCTATAGAAAAAGCTTCTAATAGAGATAAAGTAGAGCACACTGCTTTCACTTTATCTACAGAAGACTATGTTAAAATTAATAAAGAAATAGGAACTAATTTAGGTAAAAGGTTAGCTTATGAAGTAGCCCCTGGGAAACAAGGAGCTGTTACAGAAGAGAACAGATTCTATAACCAAATCTTTTTACAAGACAGTGTAGACATAGCTGAAAATACATTAGACTTAATTGAAATGTATGAAGGCTTAGCAGCTAGAAATAAAAGTAAAAAGACAGTTTTAAAATATAAAGCTTTGAAAAAAGCTTTAGGAGAATTAGAAGACAAGACTTCTCTTTCAGAAAAAGAGATGGTTGAAATGCAAGTTATAGCTGATGAGATAGAAAAGATTAGAGAAAGTTTATCTAAAAGTTTTCCTTCTTTAGCAGATTATTTCAATATTGAATCTACTGATGCACAGGAGTATACTACTGTTACAGAGCATTTACAGATTCTTAATTCTATGGGGAGAGTTACTAAAGAGCAATACAATAGAATTATTACAGCCTTAGCTTCTAATTCTTCTTTAGAAGAAGCAGATTTAAAAATTGTAATGCAACCTATTAAACCTATGCATGGAGGCTCTTATGTAATGAAAGAGGCTGATGTAGAGAGAGTTATCTATATTAAATCTTCTAGTTTTCCTTTAATTCCTGAACTTACTAGAGGTACTTCTTTAGATAAGTTAAGAGTTGCTATGGAAAAATTAGAAGTGGAAACAGGTAGATTTACAAGAGCTTCTTATCAATCAGCTAATAAAGTGGGAGCTTCAGTTAACCCTATTAACCCAACTGATGCCTTATCTTTAGAGACTCTTTTTAATTACAAAGACAATGCTAATACAGATCCTTCTAGTCCCATGTTAGTATTAGATAGAAACAATTTTAGAATTCAACAAGATGTTCCTTTTAAGTCTGGAAAGGCTAAAATGGATACTGTATCTATGGGAACTCAGATTTTTAAAATGCTGTTTAGTAATGGAGTAGTTTCTGCAAAAAATACCTTTATGTATAAAGGGAAAGAAATTGATGGACAAAAATTATATGAAATCTATGAAAGTACTTTTAGTAAAATCATAGATTATGAAACAAATAAATTATACAAAGACTTAGGTTTAGATGCACAAGGTAAAGTTGTAGACCAAAAAATGTTTATGACTAAACTAAGAGATGTCTTAGAGGAAGAAGCTATTGGAAGAGGTTACTCTTTAAGAGAGATTAGAAATTTACAGTTAGTAGAGTTAATGGATATCAACTCTAAAGAAAGCTACCATGATTTTAAAACTCCTTTATGGTTATCTTCTAATAGTAATAAATATGAAGCATTATTAAATTCCATAATTACTAATAGAATTATGCAGTTTAAAATGCCAGGCAACTCTTTTATTGCAGGTTCTGAAAATGGATTTAGATTTAGTGAGTCTATGTCTAGCCTTTCTTCTGCAGAACAAAGTAAGACTATTTACTTAAGTGGTTGGAATGGACAAGAATTACAAGGTACTCATTTTACAGAAGAAGGAGGAAGTCCTGTATTTACTTCAGCTCAAGTAATGGTTACTTCTAAAATAAAAGGAGCTAACAATAAATTAATTGATTTATTTGAAGGTTATAATTCTAAAACAGGAGATGTTTCTAAAGCTAAGTATGTAAAAAGAAATGAGAATGGTACTCTTGGATTAAAAGAAGAGATGTTAGATAAAGAACTTTTAAAAATGTTTTCTTTTAGAACTCCAACTTCTTCTCATATTTCTGGTTCAAGTATTGAAATTGTAGGTATCTTACCTCCTAGTTGTGGAGATTTAATGTTAGTACCTAAAAACTTTACTAAACAAAAAGGTCTTGACTTTGATATTGATAAAGAAGGAGCTTACAGTTTTAATCATTATCTTAATGAAAAAGGAGAAATTAAAATCCTAGATGAGCAATACCTAGAAGAAGTCAGAAGTGGAGATATAAGAGTATCCTTAATTAATACACCAGACTTTGATGCAGCTCAGTATTATCAAAGCAGAAGAACTTGGTTTTCAGATAGAAGAAAAGAGTTAAAGGCTATTAAGACTTTAAAAAATGCAGTTAGAAACAGAAGAATAATACAATCTGAGATTGAAGATTTAAACTTTATTTTATCTGTAAAAGGTAAAAATAAAATTACTGATGAAGAAACAATAGCAGAACTAGAACTATTAATAGATCAAGCTCAAGAAGATTTAGAGATAGTAGAAGAAGTTATTGTTGATATTGAAAAGACTTCTAGATTAAACTCTAACTTTAATTCAGCTCAGTATGAAGCTGAAAGAGAAAGACTTACTCAAGAATATGAAGTGATTCACTCAGACTTAGAAAAAATATATTTCCAAGAAATAGAGAATCAACATGTAAAACTGATAGAAAAAAAGATAGCTCAAAATGATTTTACTAGAGTGTATCTTTCTGTTTATGATTCTCCTACTAAAGAAGTACAGAAAAAATTAAACAGTATTTTATCTATGGAAGTAGCTTCTGATCAAGCTACACAATTAGCTTCTTGGAAAGAAGAAGGTGTAAAGAATAAATTTATCTTAAAACAAAAACAAGAAGGAAAAAATAGTCAAGAAGCTGAAATGGCTTATAAAGAGTACTTAGAAAACTTTACTATGCTTTCTTATAGTTATCAAAAATCTAAAATGGATTTAGGAGCTATAGGTAAGAAAGCTATTGGGGTATATGCTACTGCTGCTACTTTTGCTGCTTTAATTCAAACTAAGCATCCTAATGGAATGAATATGGAGACTTTTACTATTGGTAATATGTCTTCTAGTAAATTAGGTGCAGTAAATTCTTTAAGTAAAAAATACCAAAGAACTCTTTCAGATATTTTAGGAGAAAGAATTAATACTGCTACAGATAATGAGAAAGAACAAATCTTAGGTAGAGTTGGAGTAGATGATATGACTATTGGTACAGATTCTTTCCTTGCTTTAGCTGGATTTGATTTAGGAGAGTCTGGTAACAGTATTTCTTATATGCTATTATCTCAACCTGCTGTAGTAGAATTCAATAGAAAAATAAAAGAAAGTAAGGGTATTATAGGTAAATGGATAGATGAGAAAAAGTTAATATCAGAAATGATAGAAAAACTTACTGAGAATGAATCTGAAAAATTATCCTATGTAAAAAACCCTGATAAAGGTACATGGCATTTTATTGAAACTAGTTCTTTAGGTCTTAGAAAAGAATTAAAAAGAGGAAGTGAAGTATTAACTGAACAAGTTTTAGAACAAGGAATTAAAAAAGGAGAAGTTTCTGGAAAAGAACAAGCTCATGCTTTAATGACTTATATTCAAGCTAGAGATTTAGCTAATAGATTAACCCCTATGGTATCAGCTTTAAATACAAATAGCTTAGGAAAATCTATACCTGAAGCAATGTTGAAACATGCTAAAATGGGAAGAGCTATGTTTTCTCAAAAGCCTCTTTTTGAAGGGTTTATAAATTTAATTGGAGAAGAAGTATATAGCCCTGAAGAAGGATTCCCTTTTGAAGTAACGAATGCAGAAGGACTTACTGAGGTACACTATGTTAAACCAACAACTCCACAAGGAAAAATTGCAGCTACAGGGTTACATTTAGGAAAGACATTGTTTGAAAACTTATTTGTTTACAATGATGCTGATATTAAAGAGGTTATGAATCAAATTCTAGCTATGCAAGAAATTGATGAAGACAGAGTGGCTCCGGAAGACTTAGAATTTATTGTACAAGAGTTTAAAAAATTCTTATTTTCTAATCCTAAATTAACTGGAAACTTTGAAGATGCTTCTTTAAAAAGATATGAATTAGTACAAGACACAGCTCAAAATGAGTCTTTAGCTAAATATGTGCATTCTTTATTTAAAAACACAGATGTTAAGTATGCTAAAGGTATTGAGGCAATTAAAAACAATCCTTTAGTAGGTAAAAGATTAATGTATAAAGTTGGAAAAGGAGAGGAAGAAATTTCAACTATTACTTTTAACAACTCTTCTACTGACTCTTTATCTGATGAAGAATTGTACTTGTCTTTGCCTTCTCTAATGTTAGATAACTTACCATTACCTAATAGAAATGGAAAACCTTATACTACTCAAGATTTAGTACAAGACTTAGTAATATATGCTTTTCTAGAAGGAGGTATTCAAAAAGCAACTCAATTCATTAAGTTTATACCTATTGAATTACAAGCTGAAATAGGAAAAGTTAATCCTAAAACTGGAGCTTTCATTTCTATAAATGATCAACTTCAAAATTATAACCCTAGAAGAATACCTATTAGTATGAAAAAGGATGTATTTGGAATTAATGAATTAGGAGGTTTTGTCTCTTTCTTCTTCCAAAACAATCCTACTGAAGCTCCTAGAATTAGTTATGAAGATGCTACTTTAGATGTGTCAGAGACAAGTCAAAGTTTAACTTTAAGTCCAGAAAGAAGAGCTATAAGCACTCCTAAAATAGTACATTTTATAGATAGAAATAAAAATTTGTATTTACTAAAACATGTTGGAGCAGGTAACTATGTTGGAATGGATTACAACAAATTGAGTAAGAGCACTTCTCAATATAGTAAAGGAGGTTCTTTTGAATCTGTAAAAGGACAGCAGTTAAAAGAAAGAGTTGTTGAAGGTCTTTTTAAAGATGTGACACATGACTTTAAAATTCAAGAAAAGATGACTTTAGAGGAAGCTTTAGATCAAATTGCAAGTATCCCTTTAAATAAAAATAGAGAATATTTAAGTCAGTTGGCTGCTTTATTTAAACTGAATATTGATGCAGATAAAACTTTCTCAGCAAAAGCTATAGGAAGTAGAGGTAAAGCTGTTAGTGGAAATGTAATTATGGACCTTAACTACTTATTAAGTAAAAATACTTCTAATGAATTAATAGCTGAGACTATAGTGCATGAGGTAGTGCACAGTTTAACTGTGAAAGAGTTGGATAAATATTTCCATTTTAATAGAACAACTAATTCTTATGAGTTAGTACCAGAGTATGCTACAGGAGAATTTCCTTTGCCTACTCATGTTACTCAATTAAATGGAACTTACAAAGCATTTTTAAATTCTTCTTTAATAGATGTTAAGAGATTAGAAACTCTTAAAGAATATATGAAGAAAATTAAAGATTCTGCTGTAGCAGGAGAAAATGTGGCTGCTTATACTAAAGAGCTAGAAAAAATGTTTACTCCTGAAGAATTTAAAATCTACTATGCAGCTATAAATATTAAAGAATTTATGGCTACTCTATTTGAGTCTGCAGAATTCAGACAACAATTAGATGCTATAGAGTATAAAGGCTCAGGTCAGTCTATTTTAGAAAAGATTGCAGATGCTTTAATTAAAATTTTAAACAGTGTATTCCCTGGTCTAAGAGATAACTATTTAGCTAAAGAAGCTTTATTGGCTAGTTTTAGATTTATGGAAGTGGAAAGAAAATTCTCTGTTGAAAAAGATAATTCTGTATCTTTGACAAATAAAGACCTTGACTCTAAATATGATAGTTCTTTTAGCTTAGATAAGGATAGAAAAATTCCAGATTCAGCTTTAGAAATTTCTCAAGAGGAGTGGGACTCTTTAACTGAAGAAGAAAAACAAAGAATTAAAGACTGTATTTAATATGAAAAACTGTATTAATCCAAATACTGAAGAGTTTAAAAACCTTCTTAAAGAAACTAATATGAATCCTGTTATCCTTGCTGCAAAGATTTCTTTGTGGCAAGATAATAATGGGTTAAATAAGTACCCTTCTAAAGAAGAGTTACTTCCTTCTAATGAAGCTAACTACAACTTAAAAGCTGTAAACATTCTTTCTTTAGAAAAAGCAGAACAAGTTTTTAATAAAGGACAAAAGAATAATTGGTCTTTGGATAAAATTCTAACAGAACTTCAAGTTCCTAAAGAACAAAAACAGCTAATATTAGATTCTGGACTAACTAATAAAGAAGAAATTATTACAAATCTACTAGCTAATTACAGTTATGCTGTTGAGATTAATACTGCTAAAGAAAAAAAAGGGTTAATTAAAGATGGTTCAGAATTTAAAGTTGAAGAAGATTATTATTATTCTGACCCAAATAAAGGTGTTTATAAAATATTATATAGTAAAGAAAATGGTGGAGGGAGTAAAAGTATAACAAAACAAGAATTTGAAAATGCTAGACAAAACTCTAAACCTTCTCAACATTACTCTAACCTAACAGTTCCAGGAGGAACTAATTATACAGAGAATGAAATAGCTACACCAGCTATTACACCTAGTATAAAAGGACATGCTCAGTTTGCTACAGATCAAGGTATTGGTTGGTTTAGAAGTGATGAACAAATAGAAAAAGATAAAGAGGTTAAGGAAGATATTAAATATGTGGCAACTGATCCTTATGATGGGGACTTTACTATTAATGAACAAGATTATATAGAAGGTATATCTAGAAACCCAAATCCAATAGATGATGATACTAGATACAAAAAATTTATTAATACTACAAGTGATAAAACTAAAACTCGTAGAGTATTAGAAATGCAATCTGATTTATTTCAGAAGGGTAGAGATAAAAAATATTTAGATAGTAAAAATGATGAAAGTGGAGCTATATTTACTCTTGAAGATATTGGACAAGAAAATATAGAAACATCAGGAAATAAATTTCTTCAACTATTAAACCAAAAATCTAACTGGGTAACATTCTTTGTTAAATCTATTGTACAAGACTCTGCTAAGAAAGGATATGAGAAAGTCCTTTTTCCTTCTGGTGATACAGCTAGTAAAGTTGAAGGACATACAACATTAGAAGATTTTAAAAAGGAGAAAGAAGATAGAATTAAAGAAAATGAAGAAATTATAAGTAAGTTATCAGACTCAGAACTTGATCAACAAGTTAAATCAGACACTGAATATGAAAACAAAACATTAAGAGAAGAACTTGAAAGAGTAGAGAAAGAGGGATTTGCTGCATTAAGACCTATCTATAACTTTTATGAGAATACTGTAAAGAATGTACTTAACAAACAATATGGTAAAGACAATGTAAAACAAGTTACTGATGAGTATGGTAATACATGGAATGAAGTGGAAATAGTTCCTGAGAGAGAACAAGAAATAGATTTATCTATTGACTTTTTTAAAGGTCCAGATATAGATATTTCTAATGATTTAAAATTTGAATTTGAGAATAGTGTAGTAGGTCCAACTTTTAGAAGATGGCAACCTATTGCTAGAGAGTTTCTTGCTTTTAAACTTTCTACAAATCAAAAAGGGGAAGAGCAATCTTTTATAGATATCTATACTCCTACAGATAGTGAAGCAGGACCTACTAAAGTTTTTATAAATGAAACTGCTGTAAAAATTAAAGGTAAAGACAGAATTGGAGTTGCTAGAGATATTCTAAAAAGAGTAAATAAAGATGTGCTTTCTCCTGAAGCTTTAGTAACAGGAAAATCTGTAGGAAAAGAAGTAGAGTACACTGATGGTACTGTAGCTATAGAGATAAATGCAGATAAAGCAATTACTTTAGCTTATTCTGTAGAGCCTAATCACATGGCTGATGTAAATAGTGCTGCTATTAAATACTACTATTTATCCCAATTCTTATCTCAAAAAGGTTTATTAACAGAAAATGCAACTCAGTTAAACTCTTTATATACAAATGGAAGAGTACAGAGTATTATAGATAAAGAAAAAGCTTTCCAAGAACAAATGGAAAGAGAAATGAGAGTAGAAAATTTTGAAGATCCTGGAGATTTTTCTTTAGATTTTTCTTTAGACATAACTTATAATAACACAGATGGTCTTTATGCTATTCCTGATTTTAATGCAGTTAAACTAAAGAGAGAATCTCAAATTAAAAACTTACAAGTTAGAATTGACTCTTTTGAAGCTAGAAGAGAACAAGAAGGAGAAGTAGATAATATTACTGACAGGATAGTTTATTTAAAAAATCTTCAAAAAGAGTTAGAAAAAGACTTAAATGATTACATGAATAATGTAACAGAAGAGGACAGATTCCAACAAATAAAAAGCATTTTTGAAAAAGATTTTAAACAAGTCAGAGATTTATTAGAGAATCCTACTATAGAAAATGTCTCTATAGCTAAGGATATGATAGATTACATTGAAATCAATTCTTCTCAAGAAGATGAGAATAGTATTTTTGGTCTTAAAAAAGGGGAAATAACTAACCCTTCTGTAGAAATTTTAAAAAACTTATTACACTCTGAAAAACAACTTTTAAAAGACCTTTATGAAAAAGTTACAGATAAGATTGTATTAGATTTAATGATTCCTTCTAAAGAAAACTTCTTTAAATTTTATCCAAAGCAAGCTTCAGAATCTGATATTGAAGCTTTAGAAAGAATCAGAGATACTCATCTTAAAGGAGTATTAGAAGACCTATCTAAAATAGAACAGCAGTTTTTAGCTGAAGGAAGAAACCTTTTATCTGAAAGTGACTTACTTGCTCAGATGAGAAGGTTGCTTTATGAAGTAGAAGAGCACAAAAAACTAGCTCAAGCTAACACCATTAAACAAAAGATTAATGCTATTCTTCCAGCTTTAGAAAAAAGATTAATAGAGTTAGGCTATGTTTCTAAAGGAACACTAGACTACATTAACTATGTCTCTTTATTTTACAGAAAAGATAGTAAAGGTAATCTAGAATCTGCTTTAGTAAGTAAATTTAGTGGAAAATGGAATGCTTTTATAAATGAAGTATTTTCTAAGTCTAGAGAAGAGATTAATGAAATCTTTAAGGATAAAAAGACACAAAATGTAAATGCAGAAATAGATGCAGTATTAGCAAAAAAATATAAAGCCTTAGATGAAAATACTGAAATAATAGATTTTAGACTTCTATATGATATTTTAGAAGCTATTCCTTACTTTGATGACCCTTTATATAAATCAGGAACTCCACAAGAAGCTGAAGCTTATAAACAAGACCTTATTTCTAAAATAGGACAAAGTGAATATGATGTTTTAGTTAGAAAACAGATCAACTACCTTAGAGAGTTTATGATAGAAGCTCAGACTATGGAGAAGGTTATGTTAGAAGATAAAGAAGTAAGTAAAGTTGAAAATTTAGAACAGAAATTTCAAAACCAACTAAGACACAGCATTGATAGAATTGATCCTTTTGTTTTTTTAGATTCTCATTTTACAGGAAATAAATCTTTTGTGCATTTTGTACAAGGTATTACTCATAATCATTACATTAAATACAACACTTTTATACCTAAAGAAAAGAATGGTAAAGGAGAAGATACTGGTTTTTATGATGCTGACTTTAAATTTATTGAAAAAGATGATATTTTAAGAGAGGCTTCTCAAATTTTTGAGGAGGCTTCTTATTTTATAAATTCTTCTTTAATAAGTTCTGGTAAGATTATCAATAAAGGTTCTTTATTGTGGTTTAAAAAGATGTTTAAAGAAGAGTATTTAAACAAAAATTGGAAAGATACTCTTAAAAAACAAGTATTTTCAGACTTTCTTAAAGACAGTTTTTATTGGATTAAAAACAGTATGTCTTCAGTGAAAAGTGCAGGAGAAACTTTTACAGATATTAAGTTACCTAACAACATGTCTTCTTTTTCTTCTCAAGTTGCAGAAGAACACAGTAAAAATGTAACTTTAATAAGTACTTTATTTAAAAGAGTACTAAAACCTAACACTAAAATGGACTTAAACACTATGAATATAGTGGAAAAACAAAGTCTATTTGAAACTTTAGGAGTACCTGAAAGTTCTTTTAGGTCTTTAGTTAAACTAGAAAAAGGAGTATTTAAAATTTCAGATTTAAAGCCAATAGCTAGACAATCTGTTATGGAAACTCAGACTTTAGATTTACCTTTAATGTTAAAGGTTCAACTAGAGCAAGCTGCTATTAATGCAGCAAGAACTAGTACTACAGAGAAGATGCAAGTTCTTTTACAAAAATCTCAAAAACAAAAAGAACAAAAAGTTGTTGACAATGAAACTGTTTTTGTGCCTAGAAATAATGCAGAAAGAAAATCTGCTTTTTGGGTAAACAGAATAGTCAACAACCAAATCACAAGTAGACATCAGGAAGGTAAAAATCAATGGAATATCATATCTTCTTGGGCTAAGAAGATTAAAAGAGATCATAAAGAGGGAAAAGAAATCACTACTGAAGATTGGAAAAAAGGCCTAAATGCTTTTAATCAAAATCTTACTAGAGAAGAGAAAGCTAAATATGGTATTTTAGTTAGCAGATTGGAGGTAGTAGATGAAATGTTAGACAGCATTAATAAAGGCATTAATGGTAATCAACAAGTTATTGTAGATAATCAATTAATAGAACCTAATTCTGAAGCTGTAGAAGAACTAACTTGGAACTTAAAAGAAGAAAAAGCAGGGATTGAGCAACAATTAAGATTAATGGGTAAAGACTTAATGTGGTCTGCTTTAATAGCTAACTCTTTTCAAAGACTTCAAATTTGGGGAGGAATGGCTTTTAATTATGTGGCTCAAATCTATAATATGGTCAATGCTAGGATGCAACTTTATAATAGAGATGGAGAATTTTGGACTCCAGGAAATTCTTACAAAGCTTTAGCTTTTGTAGATGCAAGGTGGACTCTTCCTTTTGATAAAAAATATGCAGAACAGTGGGCTATAGGAGAGGCTATTATTGAAAGATTAAATATTATTAGTGATGGTTCTAATGAATTTCAAAGATCTGAAAGAAAAGGAGATGTAAATTCCCCTAAACTTTTTAGAAAACTTTATGGAACTTTACCTGTACCTAATTATCAATTTATTACAGATCCTATGTATGCTGTAAAGTATGCAGAATATTATAACCAGATTCCAGTTTTCTATTGTAAAGCTATGGATAAAAAAATATTAGATAAAAATGGTAAAGCATACCCTTTATTTGATGGTTTAACCTTCTCAGCTTTTGAAATAGATAAAACAACTAAAGCAGTAAAATTAAAAGACCAATTTGATACTCTTGAAAATAGAAAAACTTTCTTAAGTTTTACTACTGATGAAGCTGCTAATTGGGTTGTAGAAATTAAGACTCCTATTAACAGTAAAAATGGGGATTATTCTTTGACTGGTTCTACTATGATTAAAGAAAACCTATTTGGTAATGCATTTATGGCATTTAAAACTTGGTTAGGAGAATACATGATTGCTAGATACTCTTATAATCAAAAAGAGTTAGCTACAGGAACAATAAGAGATGGTTTTATTTCAGGAAGTTTAATTAGTACTGCTACAAGAACTCAAGGTTATACTTCTTTAATTCAACTTACTGGAGCTAGTGTAGTTTTTGGAAGTGCTGCTGTTGCAGGTTTTCCTGCTGGAATTGTGGCTATAGTAGGAGGTGTGGCAGCAGTCATAGCTACTGCTGCAGTTTATTCTGGAGTTAGAAATTTTTCTTCTCTAAGAAAACTTGTTTTTCAAAGTGCTGGACAAAATCCTGGGTTATACAAAGGTTTAGAGACTGCTCTTAAACAAATGTTATTAACTAATACAGTAGGTCTTATTGAAATACCTACTAATACAACTTATGCAGCTTTACAAAAGTTAAGAATTATTAATCATTTAGATAAGAATGGAGATATTAAAAAACCTTTAATTAATCCTTCTTCTATGGTAGCTAATCATAAAGAATTTACTGAAAAAGACCTTACAAGAGAATTAAGAAATATTAGAAGTTTAGTTAGAGCTACAGCCTTAACTACTTTGATTTCTATAATGATGATGTTAACTGCAGGAGATGATGAAGAAGAAAAAGAATTAGAAGGAAAAGAAGATAAGTTTGGAAATAAAACTACTCAAAGAGTTTGGAGTGATGAACAAAAACAAAAAGAATTAGATAAGAAACATAGTTGGAAAGAGAAAGCTAGAATACTTGCTAAAAATTCTTTAGGAAGAAGTTTAGATGAGACTACATTAGGAACTAATCCTTTAACTATTCTTAACATGTTTATTTCAGATGACTCTACTGTAAAAGGAGGGACTATTCCTTTTACAGAGTATTTAGGGGAAAGTTGGTTAAGATATAGTCAAGGAGGAGAAGAAGATCTTGTCACAGATTCAGACAATCCTTACTATGGAGATAGTAAACTTGAAGTAGGACTTAGAAGAAATCTTCTTGTAAGTTCAGTTAAGAACCTAGGTAAAGAAGATTGGTTCTTAGGTCTAGAAACTAATATGAGAAAAGATTACTATGAAAACAACTATGAAAATTGGTTTAAAGAAACAGATTTAAAAGAAGATCAAAAAAGATTTAAGCAAGCTAAAGCAGTCTCTTTAGTTGAGATAAAAGAAAAAGTAGCTCAAGAGTTTCTGAAAAAAGGATACACAGAAATTAGAAAAGTTGAAGAACTTGAAGCTGTAAATAAGGTGGCAGAAAAAAGATTTAAAAATCAAATGTACTCTCCTAAAAAAGAAAGTAGAGGTTTTTATACTAAAGACCAAAGAAGAATTTCAAGTCCAGCTTCAGAAAGCTATTTTAAATCTTTAGAAGATAGAGAGTAATAAAATAAAAAGTATGAAAACTAAAAAACAAAGTGCTCCTGCAAAACAAAGTAAACCTGAAAAAGGGAGCCTAGGGGCTAAACCTAAAAAGCCTAGTTCAGGGCAACCTAAAAAGTTTAAATAAAAAATAAAAAATAGAGTGAGGCTTTTCAGCTTCACTCTATGGATATTGATAGTGGATTTTTTCAAGAAAGTCTTCGGCATCTTTATTTAAAGATATGACAAATTCTAAAGGTACAAAGTCTAATTTATCAGTATTAATGTACTTGCTTAATCTAAAACATTCTTTAAGATGTACTAAAGAAGCTTGTTTTTCTACAGTCTTATTCTTTATGATAAACTTATTTGTAACTGGGTAAAGATATACTTTAACTGTATCTTCTAAGTCTTTATGAACATGAAAGTTACTTTTAAAAGTGTAGATTTCATCTTCTTTTTCTACTACAAATTCTGGGAATAAAGGTACATTACTCATTTTTTAGTTTGACCCATTTCTTTCTAGACTTAGCCCATCTAGTGTTACATACAGTACATTTTTTATACCTTCTGTTAAAAACACTATACTTAGTTTTATGCCCAAAAAGAAAACAAAGGATTTTATTAATTTTATAGTTCATTTTAAAATCTTATTAAATTATAACTTACTCCAACTCCAACAAAAACTTGAGGGATAAATTCTGTACCTATTCCATAAGATAGTACAGGACCTATTCCTATTTTCTTAGGTCTTACATCATTAATAACTCTATAGGTAGTTAAAGATAAAGTTTCAGAATATGGATTATAATTAACCACTTCTGCATAAGGAGTAGGTTTCTTAAACCAACCATTAGATTTCTCTTTATTAATAATGGCATATTCATAATGCATCTTTAACTTAAAATCTACTTGGTCTTTATTTGTAAGAGTATCTCTCTTTACTAAGTATTTCCAATCTACCCATTTATTGTTTAAAGAGTCCTTATAAAAAGACCTATCTAAATAAACTACTACAGGTTTAGTATAACCTGTATCTATTACAGTTTCTCCTTCTACATAAGTGACAGAACCTTTTTTACCTAATTCTTTTTTATACTGAGAAACTACTTTTTGTAACCTTAAGATTTCCTTGTCTTTAGTCTGTATTTCTAGAAAAGATTTAGGATTGGAAGTTTCAATAATTTGTTTTTCAGAGTGGGATAGCCCCTGGCTGTCCTGCCAAGTTTTTAAGCTATCATTTAAAGCTTTATAGGCATTATTGTTTATCTGAAGTTCCTCATTTGCATTGCAACTCCTAAACAATAAAAATAACAGTATTCCAATTATTACTAGGCAAATCTTGATTAAATTTGCATCTGATTTTTTAGAGAAAATTACATTTGTTTCCATAAGGATTAAATTAAAATTTGTGAGACTCATTATAAGCCTCACAAATTTAGTTACTCTTTTTCTAATTCTGTTCTTTCAGCTTCAAGATTTCTGTTTAAAGCAGCTTCTTCAGTAAATTTTTCAGGATATCTTACTTTTAACTTGTCAATGTTATTAGTAAGGCACTGGAAGAAGTCTAATTCAAACCACTCTGCAATATTAGCTAAGATAGCTAATTGTACAATAGGGGCACTAAAAATAGAATTAGCAGGTCCACAATAAGCTTGAAGTAAAGGGTGCATTAAAGCTTCAGCTTTAAGCTCTTTAGATAGTCCTTCTTCACTAAACATTTGAGTATCTAGTAAATCTTTTACTTCAGCCTTAACTAAGTTAAAAGCATCTTCTAAAGAAATTTCTTGAAATCTACATTTGTTTACAATGTACCAAGAGATATCTGCTAACTCTTCTCCAAGGTTAACTACATCAATAGCTTTACCATAAGCTAAGTTTTTCTTAAAGATGTCAAGAACTTCTCCAATTTCAGTAATAACACCAAGATTCATGTGTCTTTCATTCTCATGTTCTCCTGGTAAATTTGGGCAGGTTCTAGCTGCCAGTCCCTGATATTCAGAGATAGTTTGAATTTTACTCATTCTTTTTGTTTTAGTTAAAAATTCTGTCATATTCATTCCTGAATAAAGAAAAGGTATGTCAAAGATAGGAATAAAATTCTTCTTGAACAGGGCCTCTTTCCATTCCGGATCCATTATTTATCAAGTCTAAAGCCTACACAAACAGGAAATCTTGGGATTCCTCCATCAGTGTACTCAAAGAATCTTACCTCAGCCATCTTACCAATGTAATTCTGCTTGTTGGCTAAGATTTCTTCTCTATCAGCATGGCTGAATTTCATACCACAGTTAAAAGTCATAGTTTCAAGAGGGTCTATTGAACAAACTACAACACCTTGTTCAGGTCTACTTTCAGAAGGAATTACATCTGTCACTTTATAAGCAAAATCAATAAAATCTTTGTATTTAAGTAGTTGAGAACTTCTCTTGTTTACAGCATACCCTTCTTCAGAGTGTCTCACCATAGTGCCCTCATAACCTGCAGCTATAAACTGTTGATGAAATGCATCAATTTCAGCTTTAGATTGCACAAAATAAGTAGGAACTATTTCAATATGAGGATTATTCATTTTAGCTACTAACTCTTGCAAAGTTGCAAGTCTTTGGTTAAAAGGAGCATTCATAACTATATCATAAACATGATACTTAACCTGTTCTGTTTGTCCTGGTCTATATTTCTTGATTAGTTTCATATTCTCTTGGAATGAAATGCCATGTGCATATAACTCCCCATCTAAAATGTGCTCTTCAAGATCTGCTAACACTATATGACCAAGAGTATCTATAGCCTTTCCTGTTCTTGACATAAACCCATCATCTTCAGAGCCTAAAGATCTCATACCATCTAGCTTAGGTTGTACATAACAAGGAAATGAAACTTTCTTCACTTCTTTCTTAAAATCTTTAGCTAACATAGGTAATAAGAAATCTTTACCTCCTTTTTCCTGAGCTTCTTCTATACTATTGAAATAACCTAATCTCATCTTTTCAGTAAGTTTAGCTTGAGCTTCAATTAAAGCTTGTGATTCAGGTGTAGTAGCATTGCTTTTACCTACATTCTTTGCTTCACAAGCACTTCTATTAATCACTGGGTTATTAGTACCAATTACCCCTGATTCTTGCACTACAAAGTGCCCATCATTACTTATCTCTAAGTATCTAATTTTTCCTGATGAATCTTTCTTGTAGATTCTTTTACAAAGTATTGCCATATTAGTGAATATAAAGAGGAAGTCTTCCCTCTGTTTTTTCTAAATCTACTATCATCCATTGACATTGACTTTCTTTAAAAGTTTGTCCTTGTTCTGAGAAATGTTCAGTTAAGAAATCTTCTCCACTTATCCAAATATTAGGGTCATAGGAAAAAATATGGACTTCACTAGTAGCAAAGTCCATAATTATAATCTTTTGATTATCCATTAATCAGTAGCAATAATATCATCATACCAAACTATAGTATGAGCTACAGCTTTAAGAATTTCTCCATTAGGAGCTTTGTCTGTTTTAATCATCTTGAAACCATCAAAAGTTACATTTTCACTAAATACAGGTACATCTCCTACTTGTACATGACCTTCTCCTACAGGACATTCATTTCCTAATTGAAGAACTTTAAAAGAAACAGAAATACCTTCATTCTTATTCTTTTCAGTCATTATGATTTTAGTGTCTTTCTTAACACTAACTTGTTCTACTAGAACTCTTTTACCAATAATTTTCATAATTAAATTAATTTGTTTACAAATATAAAGATAAATCTTTACTTTAAAAAATGTATCTAATAGTTTCAAGAGGAAAATATTGAGAATATAAATTTTTAAATTCTAATATTAATCCATTCTTAAAATATCTTTCATACCTAATGTTATCAGCAGCATATTGAGAGTCTTTTGCTTCTTGAAAAGCAGGAAAGCTAAGCAGTTTGTTTACTTCAGGAGTGTTTCTCTGAAGTTGAATGTTATTGTAAGTCAAGAAAATACATTCTGACTTAAACTCAATACCTTTCAACATCTCAAATAATTCTCTGTAATCTTCTAACCAGCCTGGATAGTACACAATAGGACTAAAATTGAGATGAACTTCCATTTTCTGTTGAAGAATAGGAATCATAGCAATTCTATCTGCAATACTATCTGTTTTAGGCTCTAGAATATCAGAGATTTTCTGAGGCATAAGACTAATTCTTATTCTATGCTTACCTGGAGCCAAGTTATACTCTTGTACTTTAAACTTTGTAGGGTATTTAGTAGCAAAAGTTGTCTTCAGTTTGTATTGTGTATTGAAGAAATCAAATACTTGTTGCCAATTATAGTGTTTACTATGTAAAGGCACATCAGTACTACATCCTATGTCTACACAATAATAAGTGTCATCAACTTGATTAGGGACTTTAGGCCACACTTGTTTATCAACCCAAGCATAAACAGAGGCAAGAATTTGCTCTGTATTTTCATTGATATAAACTTTGTCATGGTTATATCTGCCTACATAGCAATATGACTTCATACACCCTCCAAGACAACCATAAATGAAATTAGGAGAAATAGCATCACTACTTCTCCCATTATCTCTAGTTGTTAAGGTTTTAGTTCTTTGATGTTTGATCTCCATTTTTGTAAATTTTATCAATAGCTGAGTTAAGATGGTTAGTCTTTTCTCTACCATATTTCTTAGCAAAAGTAGTTAAGTTAATAGTGATATTATCAAGATAAGCTCTTAAAGCTAAGAGTTCTGCATTAGTCAATTTTCCCATTATCAACCATGTATCTATAAGGAATGAAACCTTTTAAGTTGTTACACCAACCTTTGTCTTTATTGTGTGTAGGATGAAATCCTTCCATAGTAGAACTAAGGTCAGTAAGCTTTCCTTTATGAAAAGTTTCATATTCTTCTTTATGCATACATTTAGCACAATGTTCTAAAGGAGAGCTGTGAGGAGGGTCTTGAGCAAGAAGTCTGTCATGTAAACCAATCATAGCTTCATAATCAATACCTTTCTCTTCTCCTACTACAGTATAAGAAGTTCTTGCTGCCATTGCTACTGAAATCTTAACTGGAGTTGGAATTATTCCGTTATAAGTAGTATAAGATACATTACAAGGTTTTTCAGGAGGAGTATTAAATAAATCAGTAAGATTTATTTTATCACTAAAAGGAATGTGCCATTGATTATCAACTAACTGTTTAGGAGTACTTTCATTAACAGAATCCCAAATACATTCAGCAAGCATCATCATGTGAATTTCAGCTTGACCTTTATTATAAGCAAGTCTTTCAATTACATTATCTGTATTAAAATCTCCTGCCAACCCTCCATTAGACTTTAATAAATCTTTCCAACTTTTTCCAGTACATAAGTATTCTTCTGTATCTGTTGGGCCAGCATAAATTTCATATTGAGGGCATCTTAAATGAAAGAAATTATCCCAACCTGATTTAGGACCTGTGATTAACATAGTAGTCCACATGAAAGGTTCTAAAAGTCTGTTACAAAGTTGTTTAGTAACTCCTTCAATACTGCCATCTTCATTTTCAAAACATTTGTTTAAATATTTTGAAGTTTCAATAGCACTATCTCTTGCTGATAACCAACCTCTTTCTAAAGAAGGTATATCATTATCTAAGTCAGTAAAATACTCAGTTCCTTGCATACCCTTATGTTCTTTTTGCCAAGCAATAGGAATAAAAGGGTCTTCTTTGATAGTTTCTACCATTTTGTTAAATGGAATAGCCCTTGAGCTAGAAGTGTTCTTAGAAAGCATTCTGTGAGTGTTTACCTCAGCTAAGATAATTCTAGGAAATGTAGCAAGGACTGAGATTAACTCATCTCCTTGCTCATTTTTTGAGTGTGCTACTATTTGAGCATTAATTTTTGTTTTCATAATGTGGTATATAAATTGCTAAAATTTCTTTACAAGCTTTATCATAATCAAAAGGTACAAGTCTAAGATCTAATTCAAACTCTATTAAAATACCAGGTTGTGCACTATTTTCAGATTCTTCTACAGTCAAGTCAAAAGCATATTCTACATATTTATAAGTGTAAACACCTTTGTAGAAGGTATGCTTAGCATAAGGTTTTCTATCTAATTTTACTTGTATCATCTTTAATTTCTTTTAAAATTAATTCATACTTTTTGCCCTCTTGAGTTTCAATAGTATCTCCATGAACAGATTTTACAACTTTATAAATTTCAGTATGATGTATATTTAAACTCTTACAAATAGCAGACCTTGTTAAGTGGCCTGCCATTCCATTTAATTTCCAGCTATTCATCTCCTTCTGTAGATTCTACCACATTGAACATCCCAGTGATTTCTTTGTCTTTATCTTCATATCTATAAAACTCTCCAAAATCAGTATCATCAAGACCTCTATCAATAGCTAATCTATCTTGTCTTGTAATCTCATGCCCCGGAATTTGTTTTCTAGTTTTCAGATTTTTGTCATACTCATTGAAAAATACTTCAACAGTAAGAGTTCCCATTTTAATCCTTTGAGTCATAATTTCTAGTTTTTAGGAGGAAATAAATCAGTAATATGTAAGCCTAAAGCTTCACAAATAACTTCTAAAGAACTTAAAATAGGATTTGTTGTACCTGCTTCAATTTGTCCAATAGAAGTTGAAGAAACTTTATTATCTGTCAAATTAGCCAAAGCAGTTTTATTCAACCCTCTAGCTTCTCTTGTTTGATGAATAATCATTCCTACATATTGTACAAGATTTACTTCTTTCTCTTCAAAAGTAGTTACTACTACAGGAGTTTTAATAATGTAACTTTTACCTCTTTTTTCAATAATAATTTCTTCTGTAGCTAATTCAGTTTTTGTCCCAGGAGCTTCAGTCCAAATTTCTTCCAATTCTTTAGCCGTAGCTTTTACTCCTTTCCAAGTATACATACAAAGACTGTAATAAGTACCTTCTTCATATCTATTAGGGTAAGGGCCTGCTGTAAACTTAGGAGTCAGTAACTCTTCTACAGTATAAGTAGAGACTTCTCCAGGAAAATCTGGACAAGAAACTTTAATTGGACAATTATGAACTTTAATAGCTAACTCTACTAAAGTATTAGACAATGCTATAACTCCATCTTTAGAAGTAGTACAATGTTTAGTCAAAAATTCTACTTTATTGTTCATTTGTTATTTTTTCTTTTATACTTGCTTCACAAAGAATCAAGTAGTTAATTAAATCTCCTATTTTTTCATCTACATACTCAAAGGTAGGTAATTGACCTTGTTCTATATCATTAAGCATATCTAAGAAAGATACATAATGTTTAGTAGCAAAACCCCAAAGAGCTTTTTCTTCTGTAGTATTACCAACTTTAGCAGCTACTCTAAAATTATGTAAAGGGTCATTGTTTCTTCTATACTCTTTAGCTTTTAGTAATAAAGTCCTTTTAATTTGTTGACATCTTGTATCTACAATAGCATCAAAATGTGCTTCAGTTATAAAATATTCAGTCTTTGATTCCATACCACCAATTTTGTAATTTAATAATTAATTTTTGCCACCAGGCTAAAGTAACTTTCCCTTTTCTATTAGCTCTATAAGTAGGAAAAACACTTAAAGCATTTCTCTTAAGCTCAGCTAAAGTTGTGCCCTTACCTGTAGGTTTATACTCAACACAAAAACTGTCTTTAACCCATTTTTCATAATGAGGTTTGCCCATACCAAAAGTAAAATTTTCCCATCTTAATAAAAGGTAGTGTTTTCTTCCTCTTTTTTCAACAGCAACTACTCTAGCAGGTTTATAGTGTTTGTAACTTACATAAACTTTTTCATCAGGTCCTAAAGTTCTAAAATTCGACATATTCTACTTTTTGAGATTGTAATTCAGCAATAATAATCTGATCTTCAGAAGATATATCTTCAATTTCAGCTATTATAGCATCTAAAAAATAAGCTTTTTCATTCTCATCATCACAACTTACCATAGAAGGAGAAATTTGTTTCTGTATTTTGCTTTTTAAAGAAAAACTAAAGTCAGGCTGAAAAGCTGTAATAATTAATGTATGTGCCATTTATTCTATAAGTATTAATGAAAACTTAAGGGGAGATTAACTCCCCAAAGGTTTCCAAGTGTTAAAAAATTCTTCTTCTTTATTAGGAGGTAAATCATATTCCCAAGAGCCTACTAAAAAATCTTGTTCTTCTAAGACAGTTCCAAAAGTTTCTTTTACAAGTTTTTTGAACTCTAATTTAGCATAATAAGTTTTTCTTAGTACATGTCTTGCAACAGCTTTGTTCTCCTCTCCAAAGAAAGTTTCTACTTCATTTTTAGTGTACATTAGACTATACTTGCCTAGTAAAAATTTGTCATAAGCATCAGCTAATTCAGGTGGAAATGCTAATACTAACATCTGTTTTCTACTATTGTGTTCAAGAATTGAATCATAAGCATAGTCTGTAACATAGTATTCCTGATGTTTTATCCAATCAATAAAGTTTTGATATAAATCAGGTCTCACAAGTTTGTCTACAAGAATAAAAATATTCTTTTGACCTTCTAAATGAGTACCTTCTATAAGACAATCATGTACACCAAAAGCCAATTTAAAGACCAAGTTTAACTTAGTCTTTAAAGTGGGTCCATAGTAACTAAGAGCAGGAATTAGATATCTAACAGTTCTGTTAACATATAACTTTCCTATCTCAATTTGCATACCGGTTTCTGCTACATTAGACAATGCCATCCCAGTTAACCAATAATGTAGTTAAACCTGCTTCTTGAATTTCTCTTTCTTCATTAAAACCATTCTCTGAATGATAAATATAAAGATCTAAGAGTTGTTCAAAACCTTTGATTTCATACTGAATAATGGCACTTGCCATAGTTTCTCCATTAAACATGTCTGTATCATGTAGAGAAATAGCTCTTCTACCAAATCTCCCTATGTTTAAAAGAGAAGTATCAACAGTATAAACTAAAGGCTTTCCTTGATATGAAGTAGATTCTACTACAAATTGGAAAGGTCTAATTACATCTGATTCTTCTGGAACTGCAAAATGTTGTCTTAAAGCAAGAGTATACCAAGCAGCTTGAATATCATATCTTCTAGCCTTAATACTACTAGGGAAATAATAAGTATTTCCATTCATAGTTTTTAAGTCTATACCTGTAATAGAAAGTATTTTTCCTTCTTCATCTCTTTCTACAATAACCATATCTAACAATCCCTTACATTGCACTCCTCTGTACTCAAAGTAAATAGGAAATTGGTAGTAAATTGTTATGTTTGGTAATGATTCAAAGAATACTCTATTAAAGTAACTTGCAGTTCTTGGATTATTTTCTAAAGATGCTACAATAGCATTAATGATATTAGCTTGAGATTTGCTAATAACCCTCTTCCCAAAGGCTTTACATAAATCCATAAAATACTCAGTTCCAGGCTCAAGGATATTTTTTAGCTTGGCATCAGCACCCCATCTAGGTTGCCACTCTGCTCTTTCACAAGCATCTAAAATGTAGCTTGGGTGATCTTTCAAATCACCTACAAATTCTATAAAAGGTGTCACAGGTACAGGCTCTCCCTGACCTAAAATGACTTCTAAATGTTCTGCATAGTCCTGCAGTAAATCATTATGAACTGATTGCAAGATACCTACTACAGTTTCAGAAGGTAATTTTTCAACTTCTGAAATGTAATACTCTTCATTGAAGGCTTCTCTTGAATTAGTTAAAATGCAATCTACTGCAGAGCCTATTACAAAGTGTTCTGCTGAGGAATCTTCCTCTTTGTTAAAAGACCCTAAATCTCCTAACAATTTTTTTAATTTTGACTGACCTAGAGCACTTGACTCATAGTATTCTCTTACTTCCTCTTTTGTGGCTACTATTACTGGCATGTTACATATTGTTTTAAGATTACTTCTTCTTTAAAATGGTCAAGTGTCATACCTACAATACTTTTAAATTCAGATTGTAAATCAAACTTAAATTCCTTAAGCATAGAATACTCTAAACTAGGACTTTTACTTTTGAATACATCAAACTGTATCATAGACATATACACCATTTCCATATCTGGAGTTCTTCTGGCTCCAGGTTTACCTTGTTTGTAATGAAACAATACACAAGGTCTTTTAGAAACTTCATCTTCAGGGGGAAACATTGCAACAATAGAGGTAGCCATCATAAATAATTCCTTCCCAGGATTCATATTTTTTTGGATACCTGCTTTAATTTGCACATTAAAAGGAATATACAATAGATCAATCTTTGCATTGTCATGTTTTTTACTTCCAAATCTGGCAGTCTCACAGAATGCAAAGCCTAATTCTCTAAAGAATTTGGCATAATACCTTTCTGCTGTACTACCCTTTCTTTTGTTTGTGGCTCCTAATCCCATATAAGATTTTTAAGGTTATAACTAAAAAACTTAAATACCTTTGGGAATTATTCTGTGTCATCAATAAGCTCTATTGGTCTAGTGGTTCTAAAAGAAACATTAGTTACCCTTTCTCCTATAGGTGTTAGAATAATACTTTCTTCTGGAACTATAGGATACTCAGGAGCTACATAAGCAGGTTCTGTATGGGCAGAATCCCAAGTTGCAGCTTCTCTTTCTAATTCTTCTATTTCAGGGTCTCTAAAAATAGGAAGTAATTCAACTACTTCTTCTGTATTAAGAGTAATATCAAAAGTTGTAGGATTAACTCCAGGCAACTCCTGACTAGTTTCAGAATCAAATAGTAGAGCTTCTTCTTCCACAGATAATTCATGGTTTTGAACAACTTCAGGTACTGTCAACTCTTCAAATACAAAAGTGTCCTCTTCTTTTGTGTATAAAATTGTTGGTAGTACTTTGTTCATGTACTCCTCTAATTGACTAACAGAGTTAGCTTTAGGGATTTCAAAAATGTTTGCAAAGGTATTCTTTTCAATTTCTGATGAGGTAATCACTCTTACCTCTATACCTTTTTCATAGCAAGACATTAATATTTCTTTTTGAAATCTTCTGTTTAAAGGAGCAAGACTAGGCTCAGTAAAGAAAGATGTGGAGTAAAACATAACAAAATTTTTATAGTCAAAAAGACTAGCTGATTCTCCATAATTATCAGAGAAATTAGGAATATCAGGATTTTTAAAAGCTTCTTTAGACATACCTAACACCATAAGAGGATTCCCACCCTCAGTGTACATTGCACCTTTTATAAAGTAATAATTTTTATTACCTATAAGAATTCTTCTTGGTGTGATGGCCATCTCTAAAGCATCTTTTATATTTTTTAAAGTATTAGGTTTCTTAGTATGCCCTTTACCTGTTTCCATTAAAGGTCTATATAAAAGTGTAATATCTTTTTCTCCTTTATAAAAGGTGTGAGCACCATAAAGAGGAATATAAGTATTGGCTTCTAATACAGTAATTTTAAAAGGGTCTGCATTCAGATTTCCTAATGAAAGACATGTTATTCTCATAATTCAGAAGCTGAGTAGTTCATAGGAACTACAAATTCATAATAGAAAGGGACTTCTCTGATAGTCTCCCCACTATAAATGTTAGCAATATGATTAGTAAAATAGGAAGTCATAAGAGTTCCTATCATAGCTGCTGTATGAGAACTTTGTTTCATAGTACAAGGTGCTTCTTCTACTACTGAATCATGAAACAAATGGTCTCTTTCATACCTGTCAGCATTCTCTGGAGTAACACAGAATATCTGTAATTGCTCTATCTCTAATCTACCATCTATAAAGATTGGAGTCACCGCTAAAGGAACTGAGCCCCAGGACTTTTTCCAGACATGAAACAATGCATTTCTTGCTTCCATGTTATCAAAAGCTGAAAACATAAAGTAATGTGTCATTGTATTCATATCAATTCTTTCATTGAATGTAGCTATAGGAGTATTACAAAAAGAGTTTACAACTCTTGCTACTGCTGTTACTTTAGGTTGACCTAAGTCAGCTTGCATAAATAACTGACCACCTAGATTATGGTCTTCTACAGTATCAAAGTCATAGAGGTTAACTCTAAAACCAATCTTAGTTAAGAAATAACATAACCAAGAACCAATACCACCTGCTCCACCTACCATACACACTTCATTGTTTTTAGGAAACCATGGAGCATCTTTAAATCTAGACTGCTGGGTTGTGTCTCTTGTCTGTCTCATTTTCTATAAATTTAGTAATCATAGAACTAATAGTTCTAATAGTTAATCCAATTTCAGGATAAAGTTGTTTCACATCTTCTAATAAATCTAAAGTTTCATGGGTATACTGAACAAATTCAGTAGCATTAGCTTTAGGAAAATATTTATTAAAATCTTTAGCATACTCTGTAATTACGGATTTAGCTAATTCAGAAGGAGTTAAGTTAAACTCTACTAACATATCTAAAACATCTTCTAAAGTTTCTTCTTCTTGTGCAGAACCTCCTGTAAAATTAAATAATTCTTTAGCAAAATTATAAATATACATTGCTTTTAAATCTTCTTCTTCTAAATCTTCAGCCAGTAAAGTAGAAATAGGTAATTCCCAATCTTCCCAATTATTGAAAGGTTTTTTAGTTTCTTTCTGAAAGCTTTTGTTCCAACTTTCCATTTCCCTGTCTTCTTGTGATTTGAATTGCCTGGTATTATCATTTCTTTGCCATCCCTTTCCTGTAGTAGTAGGAGTAGCAGGCCATTTAGATTCTACTTTTTTTACAGGTTTAGGCTCCATAATTTTAGCTACTTGAGCAGAAAATTGATCTGTCACTAAGATTGTATTCTTAGGAGTATCAATGTCACAATCATAAATAAACAACTTTTTAGTTTTAACTTCAAAGTCTTGTCTTTCAATGATATAATTATGGCCTTCAGCATTCTTAGCTGTATAAGGAACCTGTTTAATATCTTTTTTAGCTTCTCCAATAAAAGCAACTTTGGCAATAAAGTCCATATAGTTATTTACTATCAAAGAAAGATAAAAATTATGTGCTGGAGCATTGTCATTAAGCTCTGCCATATCTGTACCTGAGAAGAAAACACTCATTACATTATGACTATGAATATGACCTAATTTCCAAGTACATCTTTCTTCAAAATCTTCTTCAATAAAATCCATAAATCTTTCATCAAGATTGTATTCAGTATAAGCTGAACTACCCATATCTAATGGAAGAATTGTCTTTAAAGTAATTTTGAATGTTCCAGGTTTTTCAATACTACCTTCTGTAGTATAAAATAGAGCACCTGACCACTCTACTTTTGGTATATTTTTACACAGATACTGAATCTGATGTAATACTTCTATTGGCATTACCAAGGGAATTGTAGATTTTAATTCCACTCTGGGTAACTGCTTTGCTATAGATTCTTGACTCAAGTTGACTAAGGACATCTTTTAAAAAATTAGGATAAACAATAAGGTTTTCTAAAGAGACAACAGGTTCATTTCTTGTGTCTTCTTTAAGTATTTTGGCAAAGACTTTCTTGCCTCTAAAAATAGTGTATCTAGTAGGATAACTTATTTTATAGTTTTGTTGAGCATCTTGCTCAGCTTTCATTTGAAGAAATTCATTGAAAGTATTAGGTACCCTACTAACTAAGATTTTTTTGTATTGCTCAAAAGTAAGAGTTTGTAAAACTATGTTTTTAATAAACTCATTAGCTTTCTCATTAGGTCTAATTCTGTATAAACCATTTTCTATGTAAAAGTCTAAGTCTAAAGCAATTTCATTTTTTGTAATTTTATCAACAACTCTTCTTACACAAGATGCATCTACAGAAGTAACTTTGTTGTTGAGAGCATTCTTAATATCTCTTATTTTTCTATGAGGAATACCTTCTAAAGACTCCCAAATAACCATAGAATCAATACAAAATAAGTATAATTCATATCTGTCCCAATCCATCTCTACTTTAAATTCAGCTATCATTCTACTTACATCAGTATCTCCACCTACACAAAATTCTGAAGTATAAAAAGGGTCATTTTTCCAATTTGAATAAGCACTTAAATGACTCTGTTGATAACCTCCTACTACTTCTAGTTTAAATTTACTTAGTCTGCCTCCTAAAGGTTTTCTAGTATAGATATGACCTTCTTCATTTGTATTATAAGCTATTCTGTGAACTACTATTAAATCTCTTATTTGATGGCTTTCCCCTACACTATTTTCAATAGTAAACTTGGGGTATAAAACTTTAAAGTAAGGTTGTAAGTATCCATCTTTAGTATGAAAACCTAGGTCATAAAAACTTTTGTATTTAGCTTCAAATAAATCTAGAAGTCTAAAAAATTCATTGATAGCTTTTTGATTAGGATTAGGGTAGCCATGTAAGTGTAGTTTACCTTTATCAAACAAAAATTGTAGAAAGTTTTTATCTTTATGCGTATTCATTAATAAAGCATTATGAAGTATTTGACCTACTTCTTCATAAGCTGGTAATTGATGATCATCTATATACATAATATAAAAAATTAAAAGGGCTTACATTACATAAGCCCTTTATTAATATTATCTGTAACCTGCAGACAGTTCTCTAGCTTCTCTAGCTAAAGCCTCTTCTTCAGTTTCTTCTCTCATTTCTGGAGCAGGAGCATTTGCAATAGCTATTTCATCAGAAAGTCTATTCAAACGCTTTTCTACTTTAGCATAAGACTCATACTGACCTAAAGAAGATAATAAAGATAAAGCTCCTTCTACTCTTTCTGCATCAGTTAAATCTTTAACTTTTGTACCTACTTCTACATTGCTTTCAGTTTTAGATTCTTTTACAGATTCTACAACATCTTCTACTTTTTTTACAACTTCAGCTTTTGGAGCTTTTTCTTTAACTGGAGTTTCTATAGCTGTAGCTACAGGTGTAGAAGTACTTTTACTAGCTTTACAATACTTAGCCACTAAATCCTGTACTACAGGAGTAGATAACTGAGTCATGTTTTTACCATCAATGATAAACTTTTGTTTATCATTAGGGTAAACAGCTAAGTGAGCTTTGATAATAGCAAAACATTCTTTTCTGTCAGGAGTTGCACCAGACTTAGTTTGTTTTGGTCTTAAGAATAATCTGAAGTTTCCTTCAGGTAATATTGCTAAATCATTAACAAGGTCTGTCTTGTTGATGTTCTCAGCAGCTAATAATGAACCTAAATCAAAACCTTCTCTTCTAACTAAAGGTTGTAATTCTCCCCAAGTTTTAACAGATGTCATGATTTTTTTCATGTTACCACCTCTAGTGGCATAAATTGTTACTTCTCTTTCAGTAGTAACCGGAGCTTGTACTTCACTCATGATTTTTTCTAGATTAAATTACCAATTAATTGTTTCCCTACCTAATCTCTTTAGGAGGATGTTTATGTGTTCAGTATTTACATAAATACCTTTAAACACATAGTTGTAATCTACATTGATGGGAATCTGATTAATAAGGCTATCATCATATCTTAGCACATTAAATATAGATTTGACAGGTAGATTAGCTGTAAATCTTTGTGCTTCTGTTGTAGGCATTATCCAAATAGTAGGGTTACTCTTGGATATAAAATACACTACCTTTTTAATGAAGGGCTCCCAATATTCTGTGTGGTCCACATCTACACCTTGTGTTAAAGAAATAGGTAGCCAGAACAAGCCTTGCTTTTCTATTTCTCTAATATTAGGGTGTTTCCATGAGCCAATAACTACTATTTTAATAGCTGACACAGGCATAGAAAAAACCCTGAAAACTTTATCAGCTTCAGGGTAATATTTTTCTTTTGGAAGGACTTCATTCTTAAAGTAAAGAAAAGCATCTGTATTAAATTCTCTTAGAAGGGGTTTCCAAGAATGATGAATATGATTGAAATTCATTTTGTAAAGTCTTTTAAGAATTGTTGAAAATAAATAGGGTCTTTAGCTATACAATCTGAAGGGTCTTTAACTCCTATTTCTAACCCTCTCTCAGGTAGCCATAGATTTTTAGCTCTACTTGGGATAATGGAATTTATATGTTGTTTGACTTTTTCTGAAGCTATAATTCCAGGCTGATCATTGTCAAACCATACAATAATTTCTGAATAAAGTTTAACCAATTTGTTTATAATTTCATTATTGGGTATCATACCTTCATTTTGAAACCAAACTACATTTTTTCCATTATTTTTAAGTACTCTATAATCCTTGTAGCTTTTAGAAATAATAAGTTGCTTACTATATTGAGACAGAGAGTTGATGCCACCTACATCATCTTTATTACAATTAGTAATGAACCTATTCTTTCCTTGTCTTAAAGGAAAATAGATTTTCTTTCTAGCTTCAGGAAAATCAGTGTAACTGTATGCTAAATCTTTGCATTCAATAGCATGACTTCCTGTTTTAGTATTCAAAGCATATAATCTATGAATAGGAAAAACTCTGTCTTCTTTTAGATTGGCTTTACTAATACCATACTTAGACCAAAAATAGCCATCTTGCTCATTAAATGGTCTTGCTTCTATTAAGAGTTTGACTCCTTCTTTGGATACTTTTTGGATTATTTTTTTAGGTTCTATTTCCTTTAATTCAGTCTTACCTCTAATTAAAGAGTTATGAATAAATTCTAAAGTCAAATAGAAGTTTGGAAATTTGTAATAGTCCTGGACTATATTAAAACAATCACTATGAGTCCTAGAATTACCAAAGTCTACAAAATAGAGAGTACCATTATCATGATAAGAAAACCAACATCCTGGTACATCATCATTTCTTAAAGGAGATACTACATACTCAAATTCTTCAGGTTTAAATTTGAACACTAACTCAAATACATCTTCTTGAGTAACTAAAGACAAAATGCTTTCCTTACTTATATATCCTCTTCTATCAAGTTTATCTGAATTGTATTGAAATAAGCTCATATTTAGAAGAGGATTTTTTAAGTTATGTTAAATTATGACCAACCATTACCAGGAGCTGCTGCTGTCATAGCTCCCATTGGAGAAGCTGCAGCTACTGAAGCTCCCATTACTTGTTGAGTACCTTTGTGAGAAGACATAAAGTTAGCATCTCTTTCAAATGGATGTTTTTGTCCATTAGAATTGTTGTAACTTAATCTTCCATCTTCACTTTTAGCTTCTACCCAAACTCCAGGTTGAGCAGGAACAATAAAGTAACCACCTTTCATGTTTTTTGGTAAAGTTGGATAAGTCTTATCATTTAAAGACCCATCTTGTTTCTTACCAAAATTCCATTGATATTCAAGGAACAAATCTAGTGGTTTTTTATCATAACCAATAGGTAAAAGTGAACAAATTCTTTGTGCATAATCTGCAAAACTTACTGGAGCTGTTGTAAATGCTGCTCTCATAGCCTCTTCAGTTACACCTACTGCTTTTAAGTAATGAGTTACTGTAGCATTTTGTTGAACAATAAGAGCATTAAACCCAGCAATGTACTCAGGAGAGTTTTTGTCTGTAATTACTACATTATTCTTATCCTTTACTTGATCTACAGGGTTAATCCATTCTTTGTAACCTCTTTCTCCTACAGTTACTTCTACCTCAATAGCTTCTCTAGCTTCTTGGCCTGCTTTAGCTACATTTGCACTGTAAGCAAATTTAGTTAAGAAAGCAACACCAAAGTTACCACCAAATTTAGCACCTGTTTTAGTTTTCAATGATTCATCTGAATCTGATACAAATCCGTATCCTTGTAATTGTGACATATTAGCCTATTTTTATTAATTAAACAATTCTTATCTCCAAGTTTCTTCTACTGTCTCAGTAGCTACAGGAGCATTTTCTTCTACAGCTTGAGTTCCCATTTCTTCTTGGTTCTCAAAAGCATGGTTAGCCTCTGGTCCAGGAACATGAGCAACTTCTTGAGTTACTGCATCAGTAATTTGGTCACTCACTTCAGCTACAGGAGCATCTTCTGTATCATCTTCAAGCTCAATACCTGTGTATTGTTTCTTAGCTTTAAGATTTTTCAATTTTGGATGACTCCAAACAGTTCTTTGCATTTCTGCCATACTTTTACCATAATGGTCAGCAATTTCTTTTCTGCTTTTACCTAAGTCTAAAAGACCTTTTACTTCACTAACAGTGATTCTCAATGGAGCTTGTTGCTCTGCATTTTGTGACATAATAATATCTGTTTTAAATTAATTTATATATCCTTTTTGTTGTTCTGCCCAATCTTGTTTCAACTGTCTTTCTTCTTCAGTTTTATTTTCACATCTTGGACAAAGATTTTCAGTAGGTTTTTTATCAAAAACTAAAGCTACTAAACCTACTCCTATTACAGCTCCAACAACAAAGCCTATTAATAGGGTTGCAATCCAAGGAAAACTAGCCATAATACTCAGCAATTTTCTCTACTACATGTCCTAAATCATTAGGAATGAATTGTTTATCAAACATTCCAATAGGAGATTTAGCTGAAGAATATTGCTCATTTTCATTGGTTAAGAACTCTTTTACTGCTTTTTTATCAGTAGCATCATATCTACTAATACCAATAAGAGTTACGTCTACTTTACCCTCTACAGTCAAATACTCATCTACCATCTTACCTGTAGATTTGTACTTCATATAGATTCTACCATCAGGTCCAGGAACACTGTCACCATGAGCTAAGATGATTACATTTTTACCTGCAGCATCTAACTTCTCAATAGCATCAAAGATTCTACCCATCATAAAACCAATTTGCTTAGGGGCCACCCTTGTTATCCTAAAGGCTTTTTATCCTCTAGTTCTTACAGTACTTATATCTCCTGTAAGGTCAGCATACATTTTTACCTTCAACTTTATTTGGTCAGGTATTGGACACTCTTGGGAACATTATATTCTCTTATTAAGAGTTTCAGTTCCTATGCGTTACATTGACAATAACTCTTTACTGTTACTGTTTAACACGGCATTGAGAGCTTTTTCATACTTTCTATTTAACCTGAAATTACAGTTTTTGTAGATAAAATTAAATAAATCAACTCTTGATTTTTTATTTACACTAAAGTGTAAAGAATAATAAGTAGTTTGACTTCTATTTTCATCATAAATATAGTATTTCAAATTAGGTATAGCTTTTAAAAATTCTTTTAAAATATCTTCTGCAAATAATTTTGAGTTGCAAATCATAGAAAAATGTCTTGTACCTATACTACCATCTCCATCTATAAAACCTCTTATAAAATGTCTTTTTAAATCTTCTCTAATATTAGGAAATCTAAAAGTTGTATCATAAGTTTTTCTAGGTTTTACATTGTAAAGGGTCATTAAGTCTTTAACTATTTCAGTACACGCAAGTCTAAGTTTTACTGTATCTTTTCTGTTACCTTCTCTTTTATTAGTGACAATAGTCAACTTATTTGTAGGTGCAATAACATCTCTGATCAAAGTAATTACTTGTAAATCATCTATAGAAGGTTGAAACTGAACTCTTTTTATAGGATTATTAGGTTTTAAAGGTCTGTGTTCAATAGTTATACAACCATCTGCTACAATATAACCTAAAATGTAAGCCTTGAGTTCTGTGTCAATTTCTTTAAAGAAGTCTTTATTATAATTATTTATTTTCATACAATTTTATTTTGTACAAATATAAACATTTTTTATGAAAAATCTATAATCTTTTCACCGTTTTTGCCCAATTTAATTACTTTCTAATTTCTTAGAAAGAGGACACCATTCTATCCCAACCTTTAGCTAAAGCATTAGCCATATACCAATTCTGCATAACATAGTTACTGTCATCCCATACAATATTCTTGTAAGGACTTGCAACTAAAGCTAAGAAGATTTCTGCTATAGCTTTTGCATCATCAGTAATGATTCTTCTACCTGATTTTAAATCTCCAGGTTGGCATATTGGATATGCTGCACCACTCCCTTTAAATGGAAGAGGTTTAGAAGTTACTGAAATAAGAAAAGTCTCTTCAGGAGTTAATCCTTTAATTCCTAATTCTGGAATCTGTCCTATACTGGTGGACTTACCGAAACCTGACGGTGCTAACACCAAAATTTTAGCCATAATTTAATTTTTAATTAAGCATTTAATAATTCTTGGGCAATACTTTCTGCTAAAGAGGTAATATTAGAATCTGTAATCTGACCTATTATTAATTTATCAACAATACTTTGAACTGAAGGTAAATTTACTGAAGTAGGTTTTGGATTAAGACCTAAAAGCCTATTTAACTGAAAAGTATTGATTACTGGTTCTTCTTCTAAAGAATGTTTCTTTAACCAAGCTTGAAGGTCTTTGTAAACTTCTGTGGACTCTACTTCAAGTTTTTTCTGCTCCCATTCTTGAATAAGTTGAGGAAGTTTTACTGCCTTTACTTCTTTCAGTATAGATCCGGCTACAGCTTGAAGCTCCATTTTATTTAATTTTGCCATTTTTTAGATTGTTAAGGGTTCAAATTTCTTCACATCACCATACATATTGACTCTAAAATGCTGAGGACAAAAGCAATGTCTAGACTCTACTAAATGTACAGTTTTCATGTAAGGATATAATAATGATCTATCTGGTCTTCTAATGACTTTTCCAAAATGCTTGTTTAAGTTAAACTTATCATCATTAGGATTAAACATGGTAAAAATATAGTTACTATCTTCACTAAGGTTACCTGTGTCTTTAATGTCATCAGAAGAAGGATAAATATTATCATCATCCAGTTTTCTTCTTCCAATATCACTTACTGCTCTATTAAGGTGGATAATATGAACAAAAGTAAATTGACAAGTGTTTCTAAGTTCTACACAATAGTCTGAAAACTTATCTACAGTTTCTTTCATTGAAAAACCTCTTTCAGGAATCAATTTTCTTAAATGGTCTGTAATAACTATGGTGTATTTAGCAGGATTATTAGGTCTATAGCCTATCATCCTTTTAAAAGTTTGACCATCTTTAGTTGTTTCTTTATAAAGAAACTCTCCATTTTCTTTAGCATAAGCTATAAGATAATTTCTTACTCCTGTAGGATTGTCTTTGTTATCAAGAAATCTGATAAGACCCTTAGAAAGCTTCTCTCCTTTCTCATTAAATTCTCCAAATAAAGGCACTATTCTAGTCTTATAGACAATTTTTACTTTATCAGTAATGTCTGTAGGGACTGTAATAATTTCTTTTGGATCATTAGGATTTAGAGAATCATAATGTAATTCTCCCTTCAGAAAAGCAGAAGACAAATATACAAAATTATTCCCTTTGTAAAGCTTTCCAGCAGGTAAAAATATCTGATAAATGCCAAAATCTCTGTGTAAGAAATGGGCAACAAAATCAAACTCTTTACTTACTCTGTCAATCTCATAAGAGTTGTAGATAAACTCTAAATCTATTAATTGACCATTCAATTTTTCATACTCTTCATTAAGAGCTGTTCTTTTTGTAAAGTCAATTTCTGTCTCTAACTTAGAAACAATAGCTTCCATAGAAGCTTTTAATTTAGCATTAAAATTCAATACATAAATTGCAGGCTCTATACAAAATCCAACATCCACTAGGGTTGACTTCCCTCCTTTGGGACTTGCTGCTATTGTAAAGATTCTTCCTCTTTGTATGTCATTCACTGCTTGAGATATAGTTTTAAGGCCCTCCCCCATAGGAAGACCTTTATTACTACCTTTTTGACCTGCTTCAAATGCTGCTCTAAAATTCATTATTGCATTGTTGTGGCTAAATCAGTAGGAAAAGCACTGTCTGATTTTGTTTCAGTCATTGCATCTCTATACTTTTCAACCCATTCATATAAAGCAGAAGTTCTGTCTCTGCCTACTCCTTTAGATATAAAATAGTGAGAAGTAATAAGATACTCAGCACTAGTCAAAGAATTAAAATAGAGTTTAGTAGCTCCAATTACTTCTTCTTTTCTTACATCAGGGTTATCAGCAAAGAAAGCTTTCATTCTAATAAGAACATCTTTGTCACTAGCTTTTCTTAGTTTATTTATTGCTTTGAAATTTGCATTCCACTCAAATACCCATTGCCATTTGTCTTCAGAATCTCCCTTTTCAAATAAAGGGATATGCCATATAACTTGCCTATTAGCATCAATGCCAAGAATATTAGTTACATTCATTCTTTGTACTAAGAGTGTGGGTGTATAAGAGGGTCTACAATCAAAATAAATAGACAAAAGATAAGCTAAGCCATCTTCTACAGGAATATTAAATTGCTGTAGAACTGATTTAATTTGTGGATTTACTGTCATCTTTTTGTTTTAAGGATTCTACAAATTCTAATATTTGTTTACATTCTGTCACACTAAATGCAGTATTAAAGTTATTGATAAACATAATCTTATCAATAGTTAATACTGCACTAGTTAAATTTATCTCTTTAAGCTTTTTAACATCTTCTGCTGTTATCTGCTTAAACTTACCCTTTCCTAAGTGTCTGTAATAAGCAATTAGACTCATGAAATCAGATTTTATAATTAGTTTTACCTATTTGAATACTTTCTACTCCAGCTTTTTTAAACATATCTAAGTTTTCATCAGCTTTTGGCATGTCTTTAAAAGTGTCTATTCTTTGTTTAAAATTAGGAAATCTTACATATTCAATCTTAGATTGATTAAGATTTTCAGTAGCATTTTCTAACCATTTTTCATCTTGAGTAGACTCAGAGATTACTATATAAAGGTGTGCTTCATGCCCAGGTCTAAACCTAATTAATCTACCAATTCTTTGAACCAAGTCTTTCTCTTTAGAATTTAATTGACCTATAATGCCTGAGTCAACTCCAGGGAAGTTATGCCCTTCATTGACAGCTTTAACACAAGATAGTCTATTAATCTTTTCTGCTTTGAAATCATCATAGAACTGATTACCAGACTTAGAGTGATAATAAGTAGGACAAACTTCTTCAGCTTGTTCTATGTTACCACAAAAGATAATAGTTCTATCATCTGCAGGAATTACTTTGTCAAGTAGATACTTGATTACTTGTGTTTTAGAAGGAATCTTGTAGATAAACTGCATTCTACCCAAGATAGCAAACTTAAGTTTAGCTTTACCTTGTGGAGTTTGGTCAAACATAGCTCCTTGAACTCTTTTATTCCAATAAGCATAGCATGCTGCTTCTGTAGTCATAAAAGGTTTAGCTTTAGTACCACCTGGAATGTTCTTAGTTGTAGCATCAAGAGGCACTGTAATAACAGTAATCTTATAAGGTGCCACAAAGCCTAATCTTACAGCTTGATCTAAAGTAAGCTCATAAACAAGTTTAATATCTAAGTCAGATAAGATTTGTCTTTTCACTTTATCATCAGGAGGAGTTGCAGTAAGTAATACAGTTCTTTCTACATAATTATTCAAGAAAAACTCTGAGGATAACTCTGTGATATTGTGACCTTCATCAAGAATGGCAATATCAAATTCTCTACCTCTAATTTTAGAAGCTGAAGCATAACAAAGACTTTCTACATCTCTCCACATATAATCAGCTTCCCATTTCTCAAATTCTTCTTTCCAGTTTTCATCCCTTAACTTTTCAGTAGGTACTATAACAGCAGGAAAAATATTCTTTTCTTGAGAGTAAAATTTAGCTATTTCAACAGCTACTCTAGACTTACCTGAACCTGTAGCCATAGCTACCATTCCACCATTGTTGTTTATAACAGCTTGTATGGCTTCATTCTGGACCTTCTCTCTGACTTTATTTACAAAAACCTCTACTGCTAAAGGTTCTGTAATTTTGTCTCTTAAAGCCTCTATTTTGTCAATATAGGTTAGAATTGATTTTGGGTTTTGAAAGAGTTCCTCTAACTCTCTAAAATACTTTCTCATGATAAATACGAATTATTATAGCCTATTGCTAAGACTATACATTTAAGTTCTTGTTTTATTCCTTTCTTTTTAAATTCTGTTATCATTTGAATAAATAAAGGATGTTTAGGATTTCTTATAATAACAATAGGATAAGCTGCCATTTCATAACAATCTCCTATTATTTCTTCATCACTTATATCTTCAAATACTGCTACAGGAATATGTAAAAAGAATTGAAAAAAATTTGTGTAATTAATGGCACTCTGCATAGTTGTCTCCATAGTCAATACTTATTCCTAAAGGAACATTTAAACATAATTGTTGATTAGTTAACTCTATGGCTTTGTGTAACTTAGCTGAAGTTACTTCTTTGTCTTGTTTAAGTAAAGAGAACCCAATCTCATCATGATATTGAAGGTTAATAACAATTCCTTGTTTCCTTACATTTCTAATATGAGTATCAAAACAATAAACTCCAGTACCTTGATTCAAAGTACTAAATCTATCTTTATCTGTCCTCAAAGAATACCAAAAGCTACTTACAGGATTATACAACCACATTTGCTTTCTAACAGTCTTTACTAAACAATCTTTAGCTATTTGTTTTACAGACTTATTTCTTTGCCAATAAATCTTATGTAGCAAAGTAGCCTCATCTAAAGACATACCTGTAGTTAAAGCAATCTTAGGTGGACCTGCACCATAAATACCTGAAAAGTTTACCACTTTAGCCTTACTTCTTACCTTCTTGTAAGATGTCCCTTGTTCTCCTTTTGTGGCTTCATAAAGCTTATGCTCATTAACCTGTTCAGGTGTAAGCATACCTGATAACACAGCAATATCAAGATGAGGGTCAAACCCTGGCACTCTCATTTGTGTTACATAATCAGGATCATAAAAATACATGTAGTGTTGTTTAGTAGTGTCTTCCAATGAACTCATATCACTACCACAAAATAAATGGTTATCACTAGGGGAGATAATAGCTCCTCTAATTTCTTTACCATAAGGTTTCTCTACAGAAGGTAAGTTAGTAACTGGCTTTTTATGTTTAAATCTTAAAGTATTTGTAAATCCTGCTATTTGAGCTTGCATTTTACCTGATTCATCAGAACATTCTAAGAAACCTTTTAATATTCCAATTCTATGTTGAAGCATAAACAAACCTTTAAGTTCATTTAGAACAGGATGAGTTTCAGCTAAGACTAAAATGTTGGGACATAATTTTTGTTCTTTAGTTTGGATTTGAGGAATAGGTCTTACTTCTCCTTGTTTATTAGGTGTGTAATTAAACACTGTAGGTTGCCAACCTAATTGAAAAAGCCAAGCTTTTAATTGGGCTGTTGAGGTAGGATTAGGTTTTTCTGTAGATTTAAGTAAGCTTAATTCTCCATCAAAATCTGCTTCTAAATCATTGTCTGCAAGTAATTCTAACCAAGCTATTCCTGCTTTAGTCAATTCTCCTTTAACAGTAAACATCTTAGCCGGTTTCTTTTTTACTGCATATTTTTCAATTTTAGGCATAACTGCGGCAAGATTAGCTTTTCTTTCTTCTACAAGAGTATTTAAAATACCTAGAGTATTTATACAATGTTCTCTATTTATAGTTAAAGGATTAGCTTCTTGTTCTGCAGCACAATCTAACTTCCAAGTTAGATATGCTATAATACCTTCATAAGAAGATTCTGAATACAATTCTTCAAAATAAGAAATAAAGTTTCCAAAGAGAATAGTATTAATAATAACATCTGTTTTACATCTGTTAACATAGTCTTCAGTACTAAGGTTTTCCCAATCTGAAATAAAAGGTTTAGCTACTCCTATTTCTACTCCCCAAGACTCTAATCCATGCTCTTTTCTTTCTGGATACAAATACCAAGATAAAGCTAAAGTATCTATTGTTCTACCTTTATGTTCATATCCAGTCACTTTTTTAACAGCAGGAAAATCATATCTTTTAATATTATGACCTACTAGAATCTCTTGTGTACTAAGAAAATTAGCCAATTCCCAAGGATTTGTAATAATAGTTTCTTTTATTAATTGATTGTTTTCATAAGTATGTGCTACAAGACAATGTAGTTTAGTCAAGCTATCTAATAAGCCATCTGCTTCAAGGTCAAATACAGTGAACTTCATAATTAATTGTAATACTCTATTTTGTATCCTTCTGCTATTATAAGTCTTAATACATCATCTTTATCAAATAATTGTAATGTAAGCTTATATCCATCTTCTTCATCTACCACTTCTATAAGTTGATATTCATAACCTCCTTCTGTCTTACCTGTTTGTAATCCAGAAACTTGATAGAAAGTTCTACTCTCACCTGAACTTGGATAATAGAACTTAATTTCTTTCTCTCCTTTAGGATTAAAGATGACAGTTAAATTTATTTCTTTTTCAGGTTCTTCTACATTGTTTTTTGTAGAAAGAAGTTTAGTATACTTTCTAACAAATGTTTCTTGTGCACATGTTGTAAATGATACAATCAATAATGCAATTAATAATAGTTTTTTCATCTTATTTCTTTTTAAATTGTTTGAATCTTTTTTTCCAATTTTTATTCCACTGTTTATTTTTATAGTCGCAATATTTAAGAAATAAAATGAACAAAATAAAAGATATTATTATGAAAATAAAGTCTTTACCTAAAGTACCCATAATTATTTCTTTTTATTTTGTTCAAACCATTCTTCATTATTTAAAGTAACAATAGATACACTTGATGAATTTTTTGAAGAAGATTGTCTTATTATTTGATAAAACTTTTCTAATTCTTCTTCTTTTACTTCATTAATGTCTTTCCATTCACTATTAGAATAAGTTGTAGTTCCTAAACCTGCTTTATAAAAAACCCCAATAACTTCTTCTGTTACAGTATAATCAGCATAACCATTATTTGTAGTATAAGTGTGCTTAAATCCAATTTCTGTTTGTTTCATCTTATTTCTTTTTAAATTGTTCAAACCATTGTTTTTCATTAAATTCATCTCCAAAAGATAGGTATTCTTTACAAGAAGTAATTATTCTTAAAACTTCTTCCTCACTATACTTATTCTTGTCTTGTTCTTGTTGCCATTTAGCACCTTCAATAAATGCTTTTATTCTATTTGGAGCATTATATGATTTACCAAAATCTAATAAAGTTTGTTTTTCATTCCATCTTTCAGCAACTTCTTCAAGTGTTTCTTGTCTATAAACAGTAATGGTTTTATCAGCGGATTCATAAAACTCTTTACCTACTGTGTCTTGTTTAGGTTCTTCTTGTGGAATGATGATTTCATATTTATAATGTCCTGACTCACCAGTGTCACCATTAAACAAACTTAATTCAGTAGTCTGAATATACTCACAACTTGGATTCTTAACAAACCATTCTAAGAACTCATCATCAATACTCTGAACTCCATCTGCAATTAAGTCTTGGTCTGTTGTTAGAATGATTTTTTTTACAGTACCTCTTATTCTGCAATAGTTAGCTTTACTAACCATATCCCAACTTTCATTAGTTGGTTTATATGGAGTTAACCATTTTTTATCTATATCATCATATTCTATACACCAATCTCCTTCTTTAATAGTTTCATCAGAAGTGATGTAGATGTTTTGGTTTTGAGCCCCTCGAACACCATTAGTAAATAGTTCTCCTTTTCTAAGATGAAGTTTTACTTTATTACTAAGAAAATTAGTTTTTATAGCTAACTTACTTGGTTTATATGTTGGTAACAGGAATAAATTTTTCATATTATTTCTCTTTTACAATTTCTATTAATTTTTTAAGACATTCAAGTTCTGCTTCTTCGGGTGCATTAAATATTTCACTACTAAAAATGCAAGGTGTAAGATTATTAACTTTTTTAGTTATAGTTGCAAAATACCCTTTTGAATTAAGATGTATAGTTGAATGTAACCCATACTTCTCTCTAAACAATCTAAATGCTTGTTGATAAAGTGGTGCTAAACAACATTTTTCTAATCTTAAATTATCAATTTGTAATTTAGCTACTTTATAATCAGGCGCAAAAAGACCTTTAACATTATAAAATCCTAAACAAGGTTCATCAAATCCTAATTCTTTTAAAGCTAATGCTTGTTCGTAAGGTATAAATTCTTTATCCATAACTAAAAATTAAATAGATTTTTTTCATACATTTTTTCTAGAACTTCATCTATTAAAAGCTCTTTTTTAAGCTCTAATTTTTCTGGACTATCTCCTAATTCATACACAGGAGTAATATAGCCTTTTAATATGGCTTTTGCTCTTAACATTCTTTCTTCAGAAGTGATAATGTATTCATTTTCTAAAGCTTTTTCTACTCTTTCTTGCATAACAAGAAGCTTAGTGCTTGAACTTAAAGCAGTATCCTCTTCTATAGTATCTTGCACTTTAAATACTTTAGTAATAAAAGATTCAAATTGTTTTTTACCATTCTTAAGAAAGTTTTTAAGAGAACCATAAATAAACCCTTCAGTTTCTAAGTATTCTATCCTTTCAATTACTAAGTTTAGTAATACTAAAAATTGTAAATTAGCATCTGCAATTTTTTTATTTCTATCCTCTTGAGTTGACATAATCTATCTGATTTATAAATAAATTGTTATAAATTTTGTCATTCTTCTTAACACCTATGAATACAAATCCAATAGTGATTTCATCTCCTTGTAATAAGCCTAGCTTATTAATTCTGTTTATAATAGCATCTCTTACTTCAAAGAAACCTACTTGACCATCTGCAGTTTCAATAGTTACTACAGCTCTTTTTTTAGCTGGACCTTCTTTAGAAACTAAAGTAATTGGTTCAGACATATTAACATAAAAACCTTTAAACAAGGTTAATTCTTTTTTTTGACTCATAATAAGTAATTTAGGTTGATTTAACAATTTACAAAAATAGGTAAGTACTCTTAGAAATAAAAAAGAGAGTAAGGAAATATCCTCACTCTCTAATTTTACTGTCTATTTATTACAATACACTTTGCTCTGCTGAGATAGTAGTTGTAATACCAGCTAATTCTACTTTCATAGTAGGAGTAGCATAAAAATCAGCAGGGTCTGAAGTTCTTAAATCTTGGTCTTCAATAGCTGCATTCTTAAAGTATGTAGCTTTATATTGAGGTTTACCATCTTTTAAGATTAGTTGTCCTGCTTGTGGATTTCCTTCTGGATATCTAACTACTTGCTTATCAGCAATAGCATCCATTGAAGTTAATCCTGCACTAATAGCATATTGTTGGCTATCAGTAATAATTGGTCTATTAGCCAATACTTTACGGATTGTAGCTGTAGGTAAAGCAGCTAATTTAGCTACTACAGATTCTACAGTAGAACCTACAGGAACATCAACCCATGCAACTCTTTTTTCATCTGCACTATATTCTTTTTCTTCAAATCCAAAATCTGCATTTGCAAAAGGATTATCTTGCATGTTGTTGCTTACAGACTTTGATGGGTAAAATGACTTTGTAGTCACAGTCTGTTTAATTTCTGCTGTAAGAGTTCCCTCTTTTTGATAAGCAGTTGCATGCACTCTTGTTACTTCTAAAGGAGATTTAGTAACTGATTTTCTTACTCCTTGATTTTCTGTGTTTGAAACTTGTGTATTCATAATGTGTTTTGTTGTTCTACATACTTTATAGGAAGGCAATAACCTATTCCATATATAGAGATTTGTTTTAAATTAAGTTTTGCCTTTTTAGTTTAAAAGTCAGAGAGATATTCTTTAGATCATGGCAAAGCCAAACACTTATTAGTTACTCTGACCCAAACCTCAGTTCTACAATCTGGCCTACCACTAGCTCACCACTATGTTCAGAGGTATAAATACCACACATAGTTTGGATACAATAGGTATGAGGAACTTATGTTGAAAATGTTTGTAGAGGGAAATAAGGGATTTGAACCCTTGAACCTATTTTTCAAGGATCTTAGCCTATGATTATGAGAACTTCCCTCATAATTCCAAAATGAATTTCCCTAAGTGGACCCGTAGGGATTTGCACCCTAGTCTCAAATACCTTAATACTAGAAATGTATACAGCTTATTTTACCAATGTATCTTTTACTTCTGCTTTGGTAATGCAAGAATAGGGTCAACTGTTAAGAAGACTTCCACCATTTAGTTTTATCCCAAACTAACAAAAGGGAGTATTAACTTTAACCTATTTTGGGTTAGGCAACCATTGCTAACTTTTCTTTTGAAGAGAATAAATTAATAACACCATTTAAGATGTTATTTACTGTATTCATATTAGCTCCTATTTGTGCGTTATCTTCTAAAGATACTACACTGTTGTTTGTGTTTCCAATTACTTAGATTCATCTTAGTTTACAGTTATCTCTCTGGCTGATTTCTAATACTTACAATACTTGATCAAAGCTAGTCGGGCCCTTATTGTAATTTAGCACCCCTTTTTATTACATTTTAGCACTAGAGAAAGCTTTGGATAATAAGAGTAGGGTCATGTAGTTACTGTGGGTCTTTCAGGGTTTCTGTTAATTCCTAAGAACCTATAATGAGCCAAACCCTTAGCTTTATCATTATTTTACAGCTTCAACCATAACTACTTGCTGAGAACTCATTTGTGTTGTAGTGAACCATAACCTATCACTCCATTTGGGTTTTTAGTCTTCCTTTCTCAAGGGAACAACACATCTAGGATTACTCCATTAATATCTATGCCTTAAAAGCAGTAGACCACCTCAGTAAGGGGTATTTAATAACTAACCTATTGAAATAGGATTTTGATTATTAAATATGTACTCATTAACATCCTGTCAATTCAGGATTAGTATCTTTATGTAAATCAGTGTCTACGGTGTAATCACAGTTAACTTAATTTACAAAGGTTCAATGTTTAGCCTTTTATTTTAAAAATCACTTGTCCAAATTCTAGTGGAATATTTATTATATCAGGAACTCTGTCATTTGCATACAGATTATTCGGTTTCCCTGTTGTACTCTACTTATGCTGATACATAATAAATATCTTTACAATAAACACAACTGCTAGTACAGTTTATAATCAGGAGAATCTACTTCCCCGAACTTGTTAATTCAAGTGCTAATTATTGTTTATCTTCAAGCAAATGATTTATATTTTAAAAAGGCATGTGAAATTTTCCCAAATAAGTTAATTAACCTTGTTATATAACTATTTTATCACATGCCTTAATTCTATTACTTGTCTAAAGAATCATGCATTTCTTGTAAGAAAGCAATTTTTGCTAAATGTACTTCAAGAGCTTCTTCACAATCAGTAACTTTGTTTTTAGCATTTAACAACTCTTCTATAAAACAGTTTCTGTCTAACTCTGTAGGCATAACTTTACCATTGTTAAGTTTTGCCAATCTTAAACTTTCTTTTGCATCTTCAACATTATCTTCTAAAGATATTGTTCTACCTGAAAGAGAAGCAATTTGTGTTTTAAAAGCACTATCTGCTTGTCTTAAGATTTTTTGACCTGTTGCTTCAGCATTGTCACCACTAATAATAGCTACTACTTCTTTTACGAAACTTTTCATTTTGTTCATGTTTTTAAGGATTAAAATTTAATTGTTTTCTTTTTTGTGCGTAACATTACATCTACAGATTGCACATTATCTATAAATGTTTCTTTTTTAATACTTGGATATGCATCTTCAGGCATAACAGGATAATTAGATTCTTTTGGTACAGGACTGGCTTTTAATTGGTTAGAAAAAGCTAAAGCTTCTTCATAAGTTGCAAACCATTTAAGATTTTTTTTATAAACCCAAAGCTGAGATTCTTTAATTATAAGTTCTGATCTTCTTTCTTTGTTAATAGTATAAATTTCTCCTATAGGAATTTTATAAGTGCTGCCTGTAAAAATACTAAAATTACCTTTTATACCTACAGCATAAGTTCCTTCTGACCATTCTTCTATTACAGTTGTTTTAGGTAAATCATTAAGTATTTCATGAGGTAAAGCTTTTCTAAATACTGTTTGTTTTTCATGGCCTACAATAGGAACATCAGTAAATATAACATGCCCCAAGCTCTTTGCATTGATAATCTGACCACCTATACTAGGTACTCTAACAGAATTTGAACCATAACCTACTCCTTTTGTTGAAACTTTTTCTACAATAGCAATACAACCATTATTATCAGGATGATATCCCCAACCTCCAGCTTTTTCCATTACAACATAATCTCCTACTTGAGGGATATACTCTGCTGTTTTAATAGGTGCATTTTGAGCTTCATAAGCTTCTTTTGTAGAAGGTTTAAAACATTCATTAAACTGTGTTAAGCATCTTGTATCTTTATCATCATCTAAAGGATAAGGCCAATTGTAAATATTACCAACAGTAAATCCTACTTTAGGTTTGATACATTCTACATACTCTGGAATAGATTCTTCTTTAGATTTTAATGTTGTTACATCATAAGGCTTACCTATTCTTTCATATTCATCTGCTTCTTCTTTTGTAGCATATCTCCAGTCTTTTAGAAGTTCTTTTTTATCAAAAGACATTGCACCATGACCATTACCTGTACTCCCTTTTAAATCTACTGCTGGATATATTCCTTTAAAATCTACTCTTTGTTTAAAACAATAGTTTCTTCTAGCACAATTATACCCATCTTCAACATCTAATGTAACAATGTAATCTCCTTTGTAAAATATTTCTTTTTTTATTTCTTCTTTACGTTCTTCAGAAACTAATTCCCATTGATTAAGATTAAGAGGATAATCAATATACAGACCTGATGTACCTAAAGAATTCATACCTAATTTATAGCTGTTACTATCACGAAGTTGAATAATACAAATTGTTTCTCCTATTTGTACCTGTGTACCTTGAGGACTTTTTACTAAAGCTCTAATAGTTCTACCTTCATAATTTTCTTTTTCAGGAACAATCTTTGCATCATCAGAAGGTGTTAATACATATTGTTTAAACTGTTCAAATGTAATCTCTGTGTACTCAGGATCTTTTCTAGGTTCATTATAACCTTTGGCTTCGTGTTTAGGTGTATGTAGATACCAACCCTCTGTTATATATCTTTCATTTTTTAGAGGACCTGCACTTCTCCATTTACCTAATGTTTCAATATTCTCTCTAGTAAGTTTAATACACCATTTTTCAGGAAGAATAAAAGAAAACTCTTTTAATACATAATCTAGACTACTAAAAGACCAGCCACTATAGCTAAATGATTTTCCATCATCACAGTCCCTATTAAATTCTTCAGGTATATCTTGACCAAGATATTTGTTCATGTTTCCCGAGATAGTCCATCTTTGAGGGCAATTTTTATCCCAAAGTCCTTCTTTTTTAAACTCTTCTTCAGTTTTAAATCTATATTTACTCATGTTAATATTATTTTAAAAACAGTTTGTATCCGGCTTTATAGGGATTGCATCACATAGTCGGTTTTATTACTATTGGCTTCAACAAACTGTTTATATTATTAATTATAAGTGGATTAATAAGAAAAGAAGAGGATGCTTCAAAGAAGTCTGACTCCTCTCTAATCTTACCGTTAAATCTAATCCAACCTAAATTTAAACTAGAGCCATTTTATCTTTAAGAGTATTTGTGTTCTCTTGTAAAGTGGCATATTCTTTCTCTATTCTCCTCATGTCTTCTTCTCTTAAATTAGAAAGTTTTTGACCTATGGATAATAGTATTTCATTCTGTTTTGCAGTACTAAAATCTCTTCTTAAGAGATGTACTACTTTATCTACATAATCTACTTGAATTTCAGGTTGTGGTTCAAGTATTTGAGATAACCTACTTTTTAAAACATTTGTAAAATGTTTTATTTTAGCTTTTAATTCTTTCAGTTTCATAATTGTTATGATTTAAAACCTATGATTCTTGTACTGATTATTGATGGAGATATTCCATCTACATATCTTACTAAAGTATCAAATCTTTTAGCTTGGATACGTCTAAGGTTATTAGTAGAAGCTACTAATGCACCTGTTTTAAAGTGTGTTCTTTTTTGTGCCATTTTGATTGGATTTAGACTGGTTTTAAATTATATAAAACACTTGATTATTAAATTTATTTCTTATAACTTTGCCTTAACATAGTTTTCTATGTGCACTACAGTGCAACAGAGTAAGACTATGAGACAAACTTCTTGTCCCACTAGACTAACTGTATAGTTTTCTTTCTTTGGTACTTTCTTTCTTTAAGGTATAAGAGCTTTAAGTAAAGTAGGTTAACTAATTGATAGTTAACCTTTTACTTTTAAAAAGCTTTCTACTAATGTTTTAATAATAAATTCATTAGCATGACATTCTTCATATCCTGTCCATATTAAAGAATCAGTAATAGCATCAGCTAATTCTATGTATGTTTTAGGAGCAATAGCTAAGAAAGCATCAATACCTTCTTCCATATCTTTAATAGCTTCACTAGATGTTTGCCAACCTCTGTTTATATGAGTAGGATTTCCTTTTGATGAAATACCATTACAAGAAGTTCCAAAATAGAACTCATCATGTATTTCAGTAGTATAGAGTTCAAATTCTACACCTTTATATTTTATCTTTTTTAAGGTTTTCATGTTTAAATCTTTATTTCTTTTTTAAGTTCTCCCCAAGTATTAGCATTACTAGATATTATCTCTTGAGTACCACTAATAATTGTTATTTTTCTCTTCTCTTTTTTAATTCTTAACTTAGCCTGTTGAAGGGCATTTTTGTTAATGTGTCTAAGATTATGTACATGAGTATGTATAATCTTTTTGGATCTTGGGGTTTCAAGAATAGCCTGATTGTTTTGGCTTATACCTTTTAGAACCCATACCATACCTGGTTTAGATGCCCAAGTTACATGATATTTAGTGCCTATGATTAATTCAGTAGGCACTTTATCAATATCAAGTACTTCAATGTGTGGTGCATCTGTTTCCCAGTTCTCAGGAAAATTAGACCAGCTCATGATTCTTTTATTACTACTAATAATATGTGGCCTCCTTTATCTTTATTGTATTTATGAGTAATACTTACTATTGTAAAAGTAATACCATAAATCTCTTTAAGGCCTGCATAATTTTCTTTATTTTCTGAATACAATAGAGAGCCTACTTTTAAAAAACTTTCAAAGTCTATTAAAAAAATATCTTCTTTTGCTTTTAAGTTTATATCTGGGAAGTTTACACTGTAATAATTTCTTACATAACTGCAATCACTACCATAATTTGTGAATTCTACAATCATAATTATTTAGATGTTTTAAATCCATAATAAATACAGATTATAAGGTTAATACAAGAAGCTAGCATAAATGGTAACCAATTAGGAAATTCTGTTTTACTGTTATCTAATGTGCCTACAAAAATATAAGCAAATAAAATGATAACTGATGCAACAAACCATGTTTCCCACATAGTTTGTTTAGTTTCTTCTGATTTTTTCATTGTGTTGAATTAAATGATTGGATTTAATAATTGGTTTAAATAGTTATTTATTAAAGGCTTCCCACTCTAGCACTCCGTTTACTTAATAAATAACAATAACATCTCAATTATGGTAGGTTGCTAGTTCCTACTTTAATTCCCTAATTAGATGATTGAGCCAAAAAACCTGGACTAAGGTGCATTGTTGTTCCGTCTTATGCTAACTGACCTCAATTATTAGAGGTGTAATAAATAACTAATGGCTCCCTGATAATGTCAGCTTGCTTTTATGGACCTTGTTAACTAGGTGCATTCTTCATCTCCATTAGTTTAATAAAAGCTATTAAAATAGCTTATTCATTGTCTTTGATAAGTAGTTGTTCTAATTGACCTTCTACTTTAACTGTGCCTACTACTCTACCAAAGTCTGTTACTGTAATTGAATCATCAGTAATTGTGAATTGGTATTCTGATTTATCATAGCCATCTAAAGTGCCTATGTAAATAGTATCTTGGTTCTTAGAACTAAATTCTAATAGGATAGGTGTACTATCTACAGGAATTCCTTCAAGGTCATCATTCCATATAAATACAGGTTGATTTGAATTTAATGAAGGTCTAATTAATTGACCTAAAAAAATGCCACCTAAGTAACAAGTAACTCCTACTAATAGGAGAAAGGTTAGTTTTTTCATTGTGAGTTGGATTAAAGATTAAATAATAAGGTAAAGGAGGCCTTAGCCTCCTATAAGCTG